TTTTTCCAGGGTACCTATGAAGATAAGTACGAGGCGGATAAAATCCATAATAACCTGTATAACGAGGTGACCGCAGAGGGCGGCTATAAGTGGGGTACCGTGGAGACTAAAAAGGTGGAGATAGGTACCGTCAGACCGTAGGAGAAAGGGGCTTTTAAATAATATTATTTAGAGGACCCAGCCTACCAGGCCTTAACTGGCTAATCCATTTATTGGGTTTCGAGAATTTTTTTCGAGAGGTTATCTGAAAAATTTTTTTCACAGGTAAAAAACCATCTCGAGAGTCATTGCATAGATAGTATAGAGAGGAGAGACTATGTTTAATAAATCGAATGAGATAGAGGACGACGGATTCATCACTGTGTACCCGAAGCTAGAGCACCCTCACATTGTAAAGGACGGTATACCAAAGCACGGATCTCCGCAGGATAGAGGCTCGGCTGATAGGTACTATGGACGTCCGTACGATCCACACTGGTATCCCGAGGGGACTGGTAAGGGGAGTCGTATAGAGATGGCTCAGATGACTTCTAACCAGATAGTAGAGTATACCTGGGGATATAACAACGAGGAAGATCGGAAAGACTGGGGATGATAACGATAGAGTTCGATCAAGACGAGACCTGTATTACTATCCTTGATAATACAGGTGAGCTCGAGGATATATCAGTGTTGCTCTATGACGACTATTGCCACATCAGGCAGTACGATGAGAAGAGAGACAGGTTTGATGTCGTGACTATGACTGCTGAGATGTACCTCAAGCTCATGAAGGCTTGGAACCTCCCCGAAGGGGCCTACGATATCGTAATGGCCCACAGAAAAAAAAACGTAAGTAGTTGATTCTAAACGAAACAAAAAGGTTTACATTTGGTTTAAACTGTGGTAGTATAGTTATATCAAATGATAAAGGATATTACATGTCACAGATAGTACACCTCAGCGACGGAACAGCCATCAAGGCAGACGTAGTAGAGTCTTTTAACAAGGCCGTAGGATCAAAGGAGAACTGGAACACAGACGGTTCAATGAACTGGAACTTTGTGGACTCTGACATTAATCTCGATCTAGGAGCGTTCTACTCAGCTGACTACCTATATGAGTGCTTTAACGCCTTAGCTGACAGATATGGAATCGGGTGGAAAGATACTGTAAGGGAGAATGTATAATGGGAAGAGTGGAATATACTTACGAGGATAACTTAATCAGCGACCTCCATAAAGATGCTCGTGGACACCGTCCGTCATACGGCTTTATGCTAATGTGGGACGATCTCTCTCCTGCTCAAAAGCAAGAGAAGTGGGATAGCCTCTGTGAAGAGATGGAGGAGTCCATCGAGATGGAGAAGCAGATGGAGAAGGTTTCTCTAGACGAGTTCAGAAAAACTCTCCGTGCAACTATGAAGACTACTGGTACTAACTGGAAGCGAGCTCTGTTCTTCTTAGCTCAGGCTGAGGACATCAACATCGAGGATAACTCACAGGAGTTCTCTCACTTCTTATGGCGCCAGGGTATCGGCTACGAAGATCGCAATAAAATATGTAAACTTTATGAGGAGACTGTGTAATGACTATCGCTACTACATATGATGAAAGAATGAACCTGATCAAGAAGATCGATCAGCGGCGTAAGAAGCTGGCCTCTGTAAAGAAGAGGACTCGTAAGGTAAGACCACCAAAGGTGGATCGATCCTTTATGGAAGTTCCAAAGGAGTCTAATATGTATCAGTGGACTGATGCGTCAAAGTACGCGAAGGAGTACTATGGCGAGACTCTTTATCATACGACTCGTTTCGATAACGACTGGGATTAAAATGCGACGCGCCTCCGGCGCGAGAAAGAACTGATCATGACTGTGTTTCCCGCAAGCCTCATAAATACAACAGGCCACTGGTTAGTAGGTACCGAGTGGCACTACGCGAAAGGAACAGTACGGATGGAGTCAGATGGCTTCAGCTGTTCTTGTCGCAAGAAAGCACGAGTACCGTGCAACCACATTAAAAATGTTAAGCTTCGTCTGTACGGAGTCTTTGACGAGAACTATAAGGAATAATAGTATGAGTGACAAAAAACCACCAGGGATGGGCCTTAGGCCACCCTATGCTAGTTTCAAATTAAGAGACGAGCAGATTCACCTCTTAGAGACAGAGATTGCAGCTGAGGTCGAGAAGGCCGGAGGATTAGAGCAAGGTAAGGTAGGAAACGTTGGAGATGCGAGAGGCGAGATTCGAAGAAGCGAGATCTTGTTCATGCCTAATAACATAGCGGTCAATTCTTTTTGCCACAATATCTTTAGAGATGCTAACCGACAGCTCTACGGTTTCCACCTTGAAAAGATATGGGACTTACAGTACACTGAGTATGATGCTTCTTATGAAGGACACTATGACTGGCACTGTGACACTATATGGAACAGTAGTACGTGGTATCAGAGAAAGCTCAGTATGACTATTCAATTGTCTTCTAGCTATGAGTACGAAGGTGGAGAGTTTGAGTTACAGAACACACCGCTGCCAGCTACCTATCAAGACAAAGGTACTGTACTAATGTTTCCTAGCTACTTGAATCACAGAGTCTTGCCTGTAACAAAAGGAAAGAGAAAATCTCTTGTCGCTTGGATTGAAGGTCCTTTGTTTGTATAAAAAACGTAAGTGGTTGATTTCAAACGAAACCTTTTCCTTTACATTTAGTTTAAACTGTGGTAGTATAGTTATATCAAATGATAAAAGGATATAAAAAATGGGAATAGCTTTAAACACACTTATCGATCAAACAGCGTCTTACTGCACAGAAGCTAATGACAAAGAATTAAAAGCTATGTACAGAGATGACATGAGGTTATTTTCAGAAGTTGCGGTTGCAATAACTTTTGGTAATTTCAAAAAAGCTTCTAGTTATGTTGAAGCTATGGACACCTCAGCACGTGAGCAAGTCGTCACAGCTCTTGTAGAAGACTTAGGTGCTGAATTAGTTGCAGAAAAATTTGGTTATGAGGTACGTTAATAAAAATGGTTAAGGTTGTACACTATGTCGGTTTCCGTGGAGATGAGTTCGTCCGAGCTTATCGATTGTGGGGTGGTCCTGCAATGATCCACAAGTGGAATGACGATCGTGTTATGACTGAGGTCGGAGATTCAGATGTAGTTATATTCGGTCCCAAGTATCGTTATAATAAGTGGGTATGGGATGCTTCATCTGATATGTAAAATCCTAGGTGTAATAGTAAGTTCCTGTACAGGGCACCGAGGTTGGTATAGCGGCTGGTACCAGTAAACCCAGACGGTTGCTGCATACGTTAAATGCAGATAGGTGGAGGGGCAACTGCAGAACGCCCCTCCTCTGATTAAAAGGAGATTGTTATGTCAATGCATATGATTCGTGGAATCCAAGTTCATGGTAAGTCTAAACTGAAGCGTAAGCCAGGTTGGAAAAAAGTTGTAGCTGAGCATGAAGCTTTTCTTAAAAAGATGGGTGTAAAGAACACCAAGTCAAACTATAGGGCAGAGCTACCTGATTACAGCACTGGTCCTAGGATGACATCTGACGCTATACCAGGCAATGGATCTAAAGTAAAAGCAAATGAATACACCGGTGACTATATCATTGGTATAGGCACTATGCACAAGTCTAACGCTGTGCCTGTTACTCGTAAGAAGGATGCCGAAGATATGGCAAAGATGAGAAGATGAGTGGACTTACTCTAGCATTAGGATTGTCTATGCATCTAGGATTTGAAGGTGACTATAATTCTATACATCCGCATGTGAGATGGGAAGATCCATCTTATATCGCGGGTGCTTATTTAAATAGTGAAAGCACAATAAGTGCGTATGTTGGACAGGAGTATAACTATGGAGAATTTGCAGTGGAGCTTGGATTGGTCAGTGGATATTATGATATTGCTGTTGCTCCTTTTATAAGAGGAAAGTATAAGAACTTTTTTATAGCGCCTGCTGCAGAAGCAGTTGGTGATTCGTGGAATGGTGGAATAGTAATAGGATTTGAAAAAACTTTAACAAAAGGGAAAAAATAATGGAACTTACAAGAGATGGATTAGCTAAAAGACTAAGAGAAACTAGAGCTAACATTATCTTTATCAAAGCAGATGGTACTCAAAGAATCATGCACTGCACACTAATGAAAAAATTCTTACCAGAACAGATTGATGTAGAAGAATACATTTCAGACAAGTCTAAGAGTCAAGAAGCTTTAGCTGTATGGGACTTAGAGAAACAAGACTGGAGAAGCTTCAGACTAGATAGAATAGAAGAAATAATCTGGGCGTAATAAATAATAGTATCTAATATAGGAGTTTACTATGATTTTGATTTCTTCATTAACATTAAGTTGGATTCTCTTTTCTGCAGCCTCAGCTTGTGCATTTATGATTGGGTTGAACTGGACTAGAGCATCTCAAGACGATATAATATCTCATACTATAATGTATATGGTAGACAACAACATGGTTAAATGGAGGAAAGACGAGAACGGCGAGATAGAACTACTCCAATTAGATGAATAAAATGGTTTACATTTATCTCAAACTGTGGTAGAATAATATTATATGATGAAGGAGAGAGCCAATGGCTATTCGTAAGAAGCGTAAACCAATGTCACCGGAACAAAAAGCTGCTGCAGTTGAAAGACTAGCAAAAGCTCGTGAAAAGAGGATGAGAGAGAATCCTCCTAAATATAAAAACATTCACCCTAATGCTTTGAATCGTCCAGAAGACGACCCATTTTATTTTCGTAAGATTCAGTCTTGGATCAAAACGCAAAAAGAATTACTAGCTGGTGCTAGAAAAATGGTCAGGCTGAAAGAGAAAAACGCAGAAACTAAAGTAGCACATATTCAAGCTTACATCAATAATCTTCAGAAGTATTTAAGTACTGGAGAATATGTTGATATGTTCTATGGTGAGTATCAGCAACATAAGATTCGTTATCGTTGCGTTGTTCCAGCATACGAAAAAGATGGTACACCTAAATATTCGTACGGTGTGTTTTATCAAGACTTAGGATATACGTACACAGGCTTAGATCCAGAAGTAGAAGAGGAAACATGATAGAAGCAGAATTCATGAACAAATCAAAATTCAGTAAGATAGTTGAAAAACAAGTTTTGGATAAAAAGCTAGGTTACATTGATGCTGTAGTAGAAGCATGTAAGTTAACTAGCATTGATCCAGAAGATGTAAAAAAATTTATTTCTCCTGTTATAAAGGAGAAAATTGAAGCAGAGGCTATGAGTTTAAATTTCTTGCCTCGACAAAATACGTTATATTTTGAATAAATAGCTATGTACAATACAGCACATATAATGTATAATAATACAGTAATATTTCAGACATACGGAGAATATAAAAATGTCATTCGAAAATTTAAAACGCAATCGCGGTAAAATCGATCAACTGATTGCTGCAGCAGAAGCAACAGGCACACAAACTCAAACAAATAAGTATACAGACGATCGCATGTGGAAACCCACAGTCGATAAACAGAATAATGGTTATGCCGTTATTAGGTTTCTTCCAGCTTCGGAAGGGTCAGACTTACCTTGGAATCGTTATTGGGATCATGGCTTTAAAGGTCCAACAGGTAAGTGGTACATTGAAAGATCTCTTACATCAATTGGTCAACAAGATCCAGTCGGTGAGTTGAATTCTCGCTTATGGAACTCTGGTGTTGAAGCAGATAAAGAAACAGCTCGTCGTCAAAAGCGAAGACTTCATCATGTTTCTAACATTTATGTTGTAAGTGATCCAGGAAATCCTTCAAATGAAGGTAAAGTCTTCCTATATCAATATGGAAAGAAAATCTTCGATAAACTAATGGATGCAATGCAACCAGAGTTTGCTGATGAAGATCCTATCAATCCATTTGATTTTTGGAACGGCGCTAACTTCAAGTTGAAGATTCGTGATGTTGAAGGATATCGTAATTATGACAAGTCAGAGTTTGCTAACGTTTCTCCTCTATCAGAAAACGATGATGAGTTGGAAAAAATTTACGATTCAATGCATGATCTTCGTGAGTTTACAGATCCTAAACACTACAAAACATATGATGAACTTCAAGCTAAATTACAATCAGTGATTGGTGGTGGAATCCTCGGTGGTGCACCAAAGATTGAAGATGAAATACGTTTAGGTGAAGAAACTCCAGCGCCGACAATTAAAGAAGTGCAACCAGCATCTTCTGCAGAAGAGATATCTACTTCCGAAGATGATGATACTATGTCATACTTTTCAAAATTAATTAATGATGATGCAGCCTAATAAGGACCATGACTATTATCAGTGGTATTAGGAGTTCCACTGTTGTTTAATATAGTCTGATTTACTTTAGACTCATTGATATTATTTGTAGTCGGCGCCACTATTGGCATGTTACCTAATGGCATTGGCGCCGTCAAATATTCTGGCATCAGAGGATCAAAACGCCTTTCAAAAGGATTAATCACTGGTCCTAAATTAGGATTAGGTCCTTCTAATGGACTGGTTCTTTTAGTGAAGAGAGGACTAGTTCCAGCTCTTTGAGCTATCAGTTCAGATTCGGCAGCCATCTTTGTAGCAGCTCTGAGTCTTTCTTCTTTGTCTCTCTTTCTTAACATTTCCCCTATTTGTTTTATCTCACCTGGTTTTAGTTTTGATACGTCTTCAAACCCCATTTCAGGTAAAGTTACACTATGCATCTTTTCATAGTTCTGTATTTGCTTTTGAAGATCAAGACTTTTAGGTTGATCATTTTCCATTAGTGATCTTACAAAATCAACGTATAGTTCTCTCAATCCACCTGTTATAGTACCATCTCCTAATTGATTAGGAAGAAGCATAAACTGAGCTGCCATTCCACCAGTACTTCCTAATATATTAAACATCTTAGTAAATATATTTCCAGGATACCTGAATAGACGTTTATTAGAAGCAGCCATTGATCGAGATACTAGCTCTGCTGTTGTTTCATAAGGATTAAGCGCGCCTAGTGCGCCGACAGTTAAACCTTTATCGAATCTTCGTAATATATTAGCTGCAGCAGGATTTGTCCTTCTACTTCCTGTTGAATTAAACTTTGGAAAACTTCTCATTGGAGCTTTTACAACAGATTTTGTATCTATCTTCGGTGTATTAACATTAGCTGGATCAGGTAACTGAAGAGACGGAACCGATTTTAACATTTCACGAATAGCTATATCAGTCTTTACAAATCTATTTTTATCAGTCAGGTTGATAAATCTTCCAGTACTTGGATCGAATTTTAACTTACCAATACTCGTTTGAACAGTTGGCCCTAACTTTTTTAATGATTCCATAACAGAAGGATCTAATTTAACTATACCAGGTTTAACGTTTATATTAGCTATATCAGGTGTTACTGTTTTCTTTATTGAAGGATCTGGTTTTGTAGTTAAATCAAAATTAGGAGAAATTTTTGGTGCTTTGATGGTAGACACAGATGTTTGAATAGATGGCGCTCTCAACCCTGATGATGTTCGAGTGTCAGGAGCAGCTGTGTTTTTAATAGACGCCACGTTTTTAGGCGTGAAGTTTCTGTTAGTAATTTTAGCTTTAGGATCTTTTGCGCCTAAAACTTTTGACGCCGACCCAGCTTCTATTCTTTCATCAAGAGTGGTCGCTATCTTGTAAGCTAAAGTACCACCTGCTGCTAAAAGAGCTGCTTGAGCAGCTTTAGTCATGATACCTAATGGAATCCCTAAAACACCTAATCCTCCGGCTTTTAATCCTTGTGGCATCATATTAGCAAAGAAGCCTGGTCCAGATTTTTTATCTTTCTTTTTTTCTTCTAACTCGTCTAATCTTTGTCTTCTGTCAAACTGTATATCTTTAGCTATAGTGTTGTGTAAATCTTCTATAGCTTTAGTAGTTTGCCTTTGCTCAAGAATGAGTTCTTGCACAGTTTTTTCTGAAGCACTCTGTTTAAAAGCATCAGTTAATTGTTCTAAAGAGGCCATTTCTATCCACCTGCTTTTTGTTTATCTCTTAATTCTTCTAAATGATCTAATAATAATGTAACGTATATTTCTTTTTCCCAAGGTATCAAACTTTCAATGTCGGCCAAGGACCATTTATGGTGCTGCATTAACGAAAAGTTGGTCTTATAGTGGTGCACCAAATTATCACCAGAAGACCATATTAAAAAAAATCAGAAATATTCCTGATCATTAGCGAGTTATCATGACTACAGTGAGAACATTTAAAGTTCACTTTCTTTTCAACTACTGGCATACCATCTAAGAAGTTCTTTAGTTTATCAAGCTGTTCCACACTCATTGATTCTATAAAAGCGTTCACAGCATCTCTTGGTTCTTCTTTTACGTTTATTCTTTCTTCTTCAGTTAATATAGTATGCATACTGTCTGCAATCAAATCAAGCATTTTTTCTATTTCAGTTAGTTCAGTATCAAATATTTTGGTGCTATTGAGTGTACTTAACCAAGTTGGATATTTCATTTCAACTGAAACATTCTCTGTAAGTTCAATAACACCGTTTTCTGTAACTTTAGGTATTTCTATTTCATCTAAGTTTAAATCTAGTTCAGTATCTTTTTCACACTCTTCACAGGTTCCTATTACTTTAGATGTTTCTCCAACAGATTTAGCTCTCACTTTAGTAAACATATATTCTACATCAAATAAAGTCAAATCATTTACGCTGAAGTTATCATCTATCACTGCGCTTAGTGTATCGACCACGGCTCTTAATCCAGCTTTTACGTCTTTAGATTCATTAGCCATCATCAATATTTTTTCTTCTTTAACTAAGTATGGTCTAAATCTTACGTTTTGTTGTGTAGACGGTATAACGAGATCATACTTAGGTGTTTCATTCAATTTTGGTAGTGCCATGTTGTTGTTTTAGTTACCTCCAATTGCTATACGAAAGCTGGACATTAATTTGTACTAATCCATTCTGTTCGCTTGTCAAATCTATTACGTTTAAAGTTGTAGGAAATGCTTCAAGCAGTTTAACTTCAGCTACAAGATTTTCTTCGTGATCTAATTGTTGCATAGTAACTGTTTCTGCATATTCGTTCTTATATCTTATTTCATATGAGTTTTGATTTAAAACTCTATTTTGCCAATCTTGAAAATATCTTCTGATAGTGTATACATTATTCTCATAAAATGAAAGAGATACATCATCTTTCAAAAAACCTTGTGCCATCTTTTCGGACTTGATACCATATTGCCTGTCGTTAGTAGTTATTTGTCTACCAGGGAGCTGTGTAGCATTACACATTAAGTTTAAGATTCTTCCGTCTCTTTCACTAAAAGTATCTCCGCCTAAGTACGCAGGTCGAGTTGGTAACTGTATCCTCCACAGATTATTTCTTGCTAATCCATAGCGAGCTGATATTGCGTTTTTAAAACTTTCTATTTGAAACATTAGACTGCTTTCCTAGAATCACTATAAACTTTAGTCTTAGAAGACTTTTGAAAATCAGCGGCAGGTAAGAAAGTAGCTATTTCCCATTCAGAAGGTGGGACATAAGCAAATCTGCTTCTTACATGTTCATTTAAATAATGTTTATAGCATGGTTTAAAGTATTTCATTCTTGACGATCTTTTCAGCATGTTGTAGTTTAACATAAATCTAGTAGATTCATCATATGTCATATTGTTTGTATTGTCCATTAGTGCATCTAAAAAACGAGCTCGAAGTAAAGGTGGAAGGTAATGAAGATTCAAACCATAAAAACCACCTGGTGCTGAGTCAACTACAATAGCTAATGGAAAACTATCGTAATAAGGTAGAGTGCTTTTATTCTTAGGATCATAAAAGAACATGAACATGCTACCAGGAACATTCCTGGCTTTTAGCTGAATTGGTTCTTCTCTCATCAAAGCAGCTCTGTTGTTAACAGATAATCTTTGAGCTTTTTGTCTAAACCAATTTATAGACTGCCTTGTCCTAGGCTGTATTCCTGCTTTAAAAGCTTCTATCTCTAGTTGTTTAAATAAATTTGCCATGCTATTATTTATATGTTATTTCTTCTTTTTCTTCTTTTTATATGGAGCGAGTGGTTTTAGGCCTTTAGGCTTTATGCCCATCTTCTCAAGAGTCTTTTCAGTCCATATCTGAAACTCCCAACCTCTATCTTTTGCAAAAGAGTTTGCTGCTTCCCACTTATTCATATTTTTTACATAAGTGAGTCCTTCGGTTATGTATCTTTTAGTTTGTTTTCCTGGATATTTTGGAGGCTTTGTTTCTTTGTCTGGTTTTATTTCTATGAGAATAACTTTGCCAGTCTTAAACTTTACTTTTAAATCGACAAAATACCTATGATACTTTTTATCTATTTCATAGTAATATGGTACAACTATTTCTTCAGAGCTCCATTCTGATATATTAGGATTCTCATCACACCATTTAAAGCAGTGACGTTCCCACATTGATCTATAAATAACGTTAGATGGGTCGCCTCTATACTTCTTAATATTTTTGACTTTATATTTACCTTTATAGGTCATAATATCTTTATAAATAATACTAACACATTTCTATTTATTAAAGGTATTAACATGACGTTTGAACCAGACAGAAACATACCATATTATGCATATAACTATTACGGCAACTCTGATTTAGAGTTTCCATTAGTTGATCGAGATGAATATAAAGGAAGAGTCAAATTTCATGTTTATGAAACTAGACCACCTGAGTTCGAAAGATATGAAGACTTCAATGGTGTAGCTGTTCTTAGTGAAAAACAGCGGGAGGATTTTGAAAATTTTGAAGAAGCAGTTGGTAGTATAACCACAAGAGATAGAAACACTAGTAGAACTAAGCAAGGTGTTTCTAAAAGAAGAGACGTGCCAACTGGAAAAACATGTAGCATATATCTTCCTCAATCTGTTCAAATAACTGATGGAGTACAAATTGAGAATTTAGATCTAGGAGTAGTAGGAGCAGGTGTTGAAAGATTAGTAGGTTCTGGAACAGGCCCTATAGATGCTTTAATAAATGAAACAGGAAATGCTATAGCAAGCGTAGCAGATTTCTTGATGGCAAACGCTACGCAAGATACAGCTCGTGCAACAATGGCCAGACTTGCAGGTATGATACCTGGTGAAAAATATACAGGTGCAATCCGATCTGCTTTAGCTACTACGCCTGCACCTAACACAAGAGCACTGTTTAAAGCAGTTAACTTACGAGAGTTTGCTTTTTCATTTAACTTCATACCTAAGACACAAAAAGAATCTGAAGAAATAAAAAAGATAATTAAATTCTTCAGATCAGAACTATATCCAGAATCAATCAGATCAGAAGGAAGTATTCCTTTAGGCTATAAGTTTCCAAACAAGTTTAAAATTTCTATTGAGTATGATGATAAACCAATTGCAACAGGGATCTTAAAGTCTTATCTAAGAAATTTTCAAGCGACTTATAACCCAAACAGTATGGCTATGTTTGAAACTGGAGACTTCCAAGAGATATCAATAACAATGAGTTTTGTAGAAGATAGAACTCTAGATAAAGACGATATACTTAGCGGGAGATATTAATGCCTTATTTTATAAATTTTCCAGAAGTAGCGTATAAGTTTGGAAACGAATCAACTTTTAATGCTATTGAAAATATCGCATCTTATGTAGACGTAATAGATTCTATAAAAGACCAATCAAGCTTTTATATAAAATATACAATATTAGATGGTGAGAGACCTGACATTTTATCTGAAAAAATATATGGAACCTCTCGCTATTATTGGACATTTTATGCTATGAATGATAATATACGTAGACAAGGATGGCCTTTACCATATTCAGACTTATTGGCTAAAGCACAGTTTGATTATCCTAACACCACAGTAGTAACAAGAAGTTTGATATTTGATAAGTTTGAAGTAGGAGATACAGTTTCTGGAAATACATCAGGAGCTCAAGGTACAATTTTAAGACGTAATCTAGATCTAGGTCAGATTATTGTTAAAGTGACTAACAATAAATCTTTTCAAGATAGTGAGATAATAACTGATGGAACTGATACAGTTACAGTTCAATCATCATCAGCAGAACATCTATCAGCTCATCACTATGAAAACTCAGATGGAATAGTAGTAGATATAGATCCAGAAAATGGACCAGGTGGTTTATTAACCGAGGTGACTTATTTAGATAAGTACATTGAAGCTAATGATAACTTAAAAGAAATAAGAGTAATAAAACCAGAAAATATAAATCAAGTCGCTAGAGTATTTAAAGAGGCTCTAACAAGTGCCTAGTCAACAACAAAATACGACCTCACCCTTTGATTTTGTTATTGAAGAGGTTACGATAACTGCAGATAGGTATGACTTTAAAGTCAATCTACACAGAGTTATAAGTGAAATAAATCTATATGAACATGTAGATAAACCATTTATAACAGGAAATATATTTTTTAAAGACAATGATAATCTTTTTAATGAAATAAACTGGCTTGGAACTGAAAAAGTTAGAATAGTATTGAGAACAGATGAAAATTCTTCATATGTTATGACTAAGGATTTCAGAGTAGAGAGAGTTAATCTAGGCGTAAAAACAAACGATAATACAGAAGCTTTTGTTATAGACATTGTAGAAGATCATGCATATCTTTCATCTCTCATAAATGTACAACAATCATATGAAGGATATCACGGCGAAATAATAGAACAAATATTAGACGACCATCTAAACAGAAAACTCCTGTATAAACCGGAAACAGGTTTTAAAAAAGTTAGAACTATTGTTCCTAATTTAACTCCTTTGCAGGCTGCTAATTGGATTAAAGATGCTGCGCCAAATGCTTTTGGATCTCCGTATTATCTTTTCTCAACTTTAACTGATAATTTTTTAAGACTTATAGATTTAGAAACTGTACTAGAAAATACTGCTATACATGGCGATAGGAAGTACATACACTCTTTAACCTTTGGTCCTAACGTTTTATCTGATCAATATGATGAGATAGATGAAAGTTTTGTAATACAAGCTATGAAAACTGCTAACGTAAATGATTTATTAAAGCTCGTAAGAAGAGGTTTTGTATCTGGAAAATTTACTTTTTTTGATATATTAAATGGTGATCGTTGGCAGGTTGAACATGATATAACTGAAACTTTTAATAGTATGATTGCTCGAAATGCTCTGTCTTCTTCTAAAGGCACCATAGATCCAATTTTCGATGAAGATGCTGGAATACAGGATTTTATGTCTAGAGATTTAGATTACATATCTAACAGTCGAATATACACCGATTGGAATGACTTTAGTAGTTATCACGAAGGAAATGAACAATCATACTACAAGCAAAGAGTAACCCAACATGCTCTTAGACACTTTTTATTGAAGGCTCCAATAGATATCAATGTGCCTGGTAAAAACTTTTTAAGATCAGATAGAAATGTTTCTATTGGAAATAAAATTAATATTGAGTTTAGAATGTATGAAGAACAGCGCGGAGAAATGATAGACTATAAAAGATCAGGTGAATATTTTGTATATGCAGCCAGGCATAACTTTCAATCTAATAGATACACAGCAAACTTAAAGTGTGCTAAACTTGGTCAAGGAGTAGGGGTGGAAAGATGATGAAAGCTTTGAATCATGACTATTATGGCGAGGAGTTTCATTGGTTTCTAGGTAAAGTCACTAGTGATTCAGACCCTGAACATTTAGGTAGAGTACAGATCAGAGTGTATGGTGTGCACTCTCAGGATAGAACATTATTACCAGATCATCATCTACCTTGGGCACAATGTTTAATTCCATCTACTGAAGGAGGAATTTCAGGAATAGGCCATCACGCTAAAATACTTCCTGGTGCTTTAGTGTTTGGTTTTTTCATGGATGGTAAGTCATCACAGGTTCCATTTGTATTAGGATCCATACATCATAAAGAGTATGGAGTAATGAATCAGAGCGAAGTTGAAAATTTAGAACAAAGACCAAATGAGTTCGATCCTAGAACTCCTTTATTTGAATCAAATCCTGTAGGATCTAATATAGACGATAATTTAGTAGGCGATAGCAATGCTGAAAAGATATTTAATTTCTTTACTTGTAATGGGTTTACTGCATATCAAGCAGCAGGATTTGTAGGAAACTTTTATGCAGAATCTAGCTTAGATCCAAAAAAAGTAAACCCTAACGATAAGGGAGAAAAGTCTGAAGGTTTAGCACAGTGGCGAGCCGATAGAAGAGAAAGACTTATTTCATATTCAAAAGAGTATAACTTACCGTATGACTCTTTAACAGCACAACTGAATTATGTACTCCATGAACTTGACAGTACAGAAAATAATGCGCTAGGAGAGATTAAATCTTCTGGCACAGTTAAGGATGCAGCAACTGCGATTTGTAGATTTTATGAAAGGCCAGAGTTTAGAATAGTAAAAGGTGTATACACCTCTTCTAGTTTAGATACAAGAGTAAACTCAGCTATAGACACATATAGAAGGTTTGCAAGATGATTAACGTAAAAATATCAATTTCAAGTTTGTTAGTAAACGAGTTATTGTCAAATGTGTTTGCTGTTGCTGAAGTTGGAAGATTTAAGATTCAGATAAACACCTCTACCAGAAAATATTCTGCTACAAGAAGAACTACTTTAGCTCAAACTTCTGGTCAGGTTGTAAATGGATTTCTTGGAATAAGCCAAACTAGAGATAACTTAGGTGTAGGAATAGAAACGTTTACACCTATTGTAAGGCCAACTACTAGCGTTCCTCAAGTAGGATCTCTTTTAATTGGAAACGTTTCTAATAGTTCTTCACTAGGTAATATAACTGGAGGAACTGTAGGAAATGGTGACTTAAATGAAGTAATTATGTCAGGATCGCCAAGATCAATTAAAACAGTTTTGACAGATGTAACAGGAACTAAGCCAAACTACTCTTCTGTAGTTGAAAGTACAGTTCCAACAGATCTTCAAGATGTTGGGGAAGAATCTTATAATCAAATAGATGAAACTAATAACGGTGATACTACTGCAATAATTAATAATGTACAAACAGATATTCAAAGTTTTGGCTCATCGTTAGATAATTCAGTTGATAAAAAAGGAAGTGGTCTTTTAGATAACGTGGCTTTAGTTGGAAATGATTATGTAGAAACTGAAATACGAAGTGTAACTCTTCCAGAAATTCCTCAAGAAATTATAACCGAAAGCACTACTAGTATAATTGTAGATAAAAAACCTGTAGATGCAATTGAGAAGATTACTCCTTATAAAAGACCTGATGTTACTGTAGAAGAATTAGAAGATACGATAGTCAATATACCAACATCACCTAGTACTACAATAACTACATTTTCTCCAGAGACAGATGATTTTGGATCTACTACAGAAGAAATTAAAGAAGTAAATCCTAGCTCACCTCAACTATGGGAAGGAAGAAATACTGATTTGACAACTTATAAGTTCACAGAAGTTTCTTCTGTAGAAGAACTTGTAGCAGAATTCAGAGGTATGACTAGAGAAGTAACAGAGTTTGTTTTACATTGGACTGCTCATTTCAATAATCAAGGTCATATTGGTGCTAAGGAAATCCATGAGATAGCTATTCAAAATCAAAAAGTAAAGTTTGATGGGTGTATGTATCACTATATAATAAAAAAGAATGGCGTTATTGAAAGAGGAAGGCCTGTTAATATAAAAGGTGCGCACACTTTAAATGGTCATAACAATTTAAGCATTGCAGTAGCTTTTGTTGCAGGTTATAATTGTAATAGCGGGAACTCAAATTACAAAAGTTTTATTAGTGCAGAGTCTATAACTCAAGCACAATACAATTCTTTTAATAATTGGTGCAAAGCATTCTATGCAGTTTGGCCTGGAGGACAAGCTTTTGGTCATAATGACACTGATCCTGGAAGAAAAGTAGATCCTGGTTTTAATGTACCTGAATACGTAAAAACTAAATTCTCTAAAGAAAACGTAATAGCTGCATCTCAAGGACCACTAACATCTCAACAGCTAACACTAATAGCTTAGGAAGAAATCATGGCAGAAGAAAATGAAGAAGACTTAACACTTGAACAACAATACGCTGCGTATGGCCAAGGGCGTATTAATTCTTTAGGTGTGACTGATAAAAATAATGTTGATCCATCATTAGAGTATCCTAAGTATTCTAATGAATCCTCTGTTAATAGAGTAGCAAGAGGAGTTGGAATCAATAATTTAGATTTAAAGATTGGTCAACAAGGTGTTCCTTTAAATGTTTCTCAAAAAGTTGGAACAATTTATCAAAGAGCAAAGATAGATGAAACTCCTTCCGGTCACGTAATAGAATTGAATGATACTCCAGCTGGAGAAAGAATACTGATAAAACATAACACTGGAGCAGGTTTTGATATTAGACCGGACGGCGCTATAGTCACAAGTGCTAAGACAGACCAAGTTCAAGTAGTAGGAGCTGATTACCATTTGGTAGTAGGCGGAGATGGAAAGCTTACTTATCACGGAAATTTAGATCTAAATGTTACAGGCGATTTGAATATGACAGTAGGCGGAAATTTCATATTCAAAGTTAAAGGTTCAATTGTAGCAGATGTACTTGGTTCTGTTACTAAAAAAGTTGTAGGGAATGTAAGAGAAACTATAAAAGGAATTTACCAGTCTATAAGATTAGGACAAACACTTCAAATTACTCTAGGTGGCTTTAGTAATTACGTTAAAGGAAGTTTTAAACAATTAATTCACGGAACTGCTGCTTACAACCATAAGAACGACGTCAATTTCACAGGTGCTGAAGATCTGGATTTATCTGCAAATAGTGTTAACATTGCTGGTAGATCAATGTCAGTGTTTGGAGATACCGGTACAATCGGCGGTGAAAACATAATAATGTACAATTACAACATGCATACGAAAAAAACAGTTTGGACTGAAACTATAGATGCTACAGCTGCTTATGCAAATACATTTCATGGCAGCTTGAACGGAACTGCAAATTTTTCTAAGAAAGCTGCAGTGGCAAGTGGTAAGTCTACAGGAGGTGTTCCTGGCCCAACTATTAATTCTACTGCTAAAGATACTACTGCTACGGCTCTTCCAACTGGAATACTATTAAATGATTACTTAGATAATTCTAGTAAAGGCGTTAGAAAAGTAAACATTGATGGTGATAGTGGAATAGCTAAAAGTATTGATCTGTCTTCTTTTAACGGTGATGTCATAGATAGAGATTTAGATCCAAGAGAAGTAAGAGCTAGGATGAAAGATCCAGCTAACTTAAACAACACAACGTTTGTTTCAAATCAAATATCAGAAGGTAAATTAAATCCTTCTTTTAAAAATTCAGCTCCTGGTGAAGTTGCTAGAGTTGTTACAACTCTTTCAACTACAAATGTAGGACAGACTGCGATTGGAAAGAATGATGATTATTGCAAAATGAGATACAGACAATCTCCTGGACTATTAAAAGCAGGAACTTTTGATTTTGTAGTTGATCCTAAGTATAACCCCAACAACCTAACAGAAATAAATTCTAAAACAAGATTGCATAAAAACATACCACTAGCAAGATTCTTAGGCGGTGAGGGTGACGCTCATAATTTAAATCATGTAACTGAACTAAGCACTAAAAAACAAATCGCAAGAAATTTAATTCTACAAGCAAATATAATGTCTTACTTCAATGATTTAGAATCAATGAATGGTTTTAACTTAGTAGTTTCTGAAGGACTGTACAAACCTTACGTAAGAGAAGTCATAACTTCCGGCAGTGTTTTAGACTATCGATCTTCTGGTAGAGCTGTAGCTTATGAAATGTATCAGAACTCTACAGGTTTAGAATCTTTTGATAAGTTATTTGAATTCGCTGAACTTGTAAAAGATTCATTTCAATATCAAGAGTTATCTTTAAGATATGATGAGTTCGATCCAAAAGATAGTGGTAAGTCTGCTCAACTGGTTATTATCATGCCAGAAATGCCAGAAACTTTTACAGCAAACTATGATAGAAAATTAAGTACGTACTATAATGAAAATCTACAGAGTGACGAAGCTTTGGTAGAATTGGTATAAATAAAGTAAAAAGAGTTTAAGATGGCTAGAAAAGCTTTTGCTAACGAAGATAAAGATCTAGGAATAAAAAGTTTACTATCCTCTCGTAGTGTAGACTACAAGGATATAGATCTTTCTTTTAACGTTAAAACATCTGGTGATGTCTATAAAAAAACTCATGCTGCAGCCGTTAAACAAGCTGTAAAAAATTTAATAATGACTAATTTTTTTGAAAAACCCTTCCAACCTTTCTTTGGAGGAAATATAACAGCTCTTATATTTGAATTATCTAATAATACTACATCTGATGAAATAAAAGAAAACATTACAAATGCTATTGAATACTATGAACCAAGAGCTAAAATATTAGACATAATAGTAAATGCTAATCCAGACAGTAATACCGTTTCAGTATCGATACAGTTTAAGGTTGTTAGCACAGAAGAAATAGTAATTCTAGAAACATCAATATCAAGGTTAAGATAAAATGGCAACAAATATTACATCAACCCAACTTGATTTTGGAGGAATAAAAGATAGGCTTAAAGATTATTTAGAAAGTAGAACAGAATTTACTGACTATGACTTTGAAGCTGCAGGTTTATCAAACATCTTAGATGTTTTGGCATATAATACACACTTTAATGCTCTAACTGCCAATTTTTCATTAAACGAAGCATTCTTAAATACTGCTCAGCTTAGAAGTTCTGTAGTAAGTCATGCTGATGTTTTAAGTTTAAACATACGTTCAAAAACATCTTCTCAAGTTGCTTTAAAAGTTTCAGTAGATTTATCATCTGCATCACCTAAACCTCCAACAATAACTCTACCAGAAAATAGTACTTTTACTGCTACAGTAGATGGTACTTCCTATTCATTTCATACAGTAGATAGTTATGATGCAGTTGACAATGGAAGCGGTCTATATACTTTTAAAAATGATGACGGTGAAGAAGAAGTATTAGCTTATGAAGGTGAAATAGTTAACAAAACATTTTACGTTAGTTCTACTGGAGAATACCAAGTCTATATAATTCCAGATCAAAACATAGATACAGCTACAGCAAAAGTTTTTGTATATGACTCTACTACATCTTCAGCGTACACTGAATATACAAAAATGTCAGAAGCTATTACAGTAGATGCTAACTCTACATATTATAGATTAAAAGAAGCACCAAACGGTAATTTTGAATTAACTTTTGGTGATGGAGTTGTTTATGGTAAAGCTCCAACATCTGGACAGAAGATAGTAGTTAGATATGTCAGAACCGCAGGAGATGTAGCAAACGGAGCGAGTTCTCTTGCATCTACAGAAACTATAACAGTAAATAGTACTGATTACTCTTTAACTGTAACAACTCTTTCTAAATCTGTTGGTGGAGCAGAAAAACAATCAATTGAATCTATTCGTCAAGAAGCTCCTATAGCTTTTGCCTCACAGCAAAGATTAGTTACGCCTTTAGATTATGAATCACATATTAGATCTAATTACACTACTGTGTCTGGTGTAAAAGCCTGGAGCGGAGATCAGAATGTACCAATTGATTACGGAAAAATTTATATAAGCTTACAATTTCCAGATACTACAACCGCCTCGACAAAGGCAACTGTTCAGAATCAAATACAAACTCAATTAATTGATCCTCTTTCTGTTACATCAGTAACCTCTGAGTTTGTTGATCCAGAAGATGTCTATTTAGAATGTGTTACATCATTTAACTATGATCCAGATCTCACAGGTTTAACCGGAGCTAATATGGAATCTAGAGTTAGAAATTTATTGATAGCATATTTTAACACATATTTAAACTCGTTTGATAAAGTATTTCGTAGATCTCAAATTCTTGCAGATATCGATGAACTAGATAATGCTATACTGTCATCTAAAATGGATGTTAAGGTGCAAATGAGATTATCACCGACTTTTAGTGCTAGTTCTATTTCTTACGACATTAACTTTCCAATGCCAATATCAATTCCTGATGATGTAAATCATATAGTAAAGTCAGAAAATTACTATAACAGCAATGGTGTATTAGTTTTTGTAAGAAATAAATTAAACACAACTCAGTTAGAGTTAATAAATGCTGCTACTGGTGATGTGATAACTAACAATATAGGTTCTTATAATGCTGCAAAAGGAATTGTAAAGTTAGATGATTTTGCTGCTACTTCTGTTCAAAGCGGAAACAGTTATATAAAATTTTCTGTTACACCTGCAAACCAAGCAGTGGTTAAACCTTTAAGAAATTATATTTTAAAAATAGACCAAGAGAAGATTAAATCAATTGGTTTAAAAGATGATCAAAATACGAAAGTATCACTGTAATGAAAACACTTAAGGACCTCAACCGCTTACCCATAGTGGTCAAAAAAAGTTTGGTAAAAGAAGTTTTACCATCTTATTTTGTAACTGAGTATCCTACTTTAATAACTTTTTTAGACGCTTATTATGATAATTTAGATAGTGATACTAACTTTGGTGATTTGATAAATGATTTAAATACTATTAGAGATATAGAAGACAACACATTAAGACAACTTGACTTGATGTTTAAGGAAGTTGGTCTTGGAGTTTCACAAAATCAATTTACTACACCAAGAGAGGTTATAAGAGACTTCGCTGATTTTTTTAGAGTAAAAGGAACTAAGTTTTCTGCAGAAAGATTTTTTAGAACTTTTTTTAGAGAAGATGTAGAATTAGTATATCCTAAAAATAATCTTTTTATAGTAGGCGAATCTGAAATTGGTTTGGATAGTTTGGATGTTTTACAAGATGGAGCTTTACATCAGTTCTTATCTGTGCTTGTAAAGGCACCAATATCAATAGCAACGTGGGAAAAGCTTTATAGACAATTCGTTCATCCAGCTGGTTTTTATCTAGGGGCAGAAGTTCTTGTGCTTACAGCACAAACTAATCCCTTAACTGCACCTGATGTAATATTAGATTCTGATGCAGGTAAAGTTGTATATGAAACATCTATAAACTTATTGTCTAACCTAACAGTAGACAATGATACAACACTTATTCAAACTATGGGTAATACATCATACATAACAGGTGAATCTGATAACGATCAACAATACATTTGGTACAACTTGGAGGGACTTTTGGAAACAGATTCTTCATATACCGACAGAAACGCAGATTCAAGTCAAACAATATTTACCGTTAGGATGGAGCCTAACGTGCAAATTAGAGATTATCGCAATTTGACAATAGATAGTGGAAATCAAACATTTAGTGATATTTATGACGCTGTGCAAGCATCTTATGAACATTATGCAATTTAGCATTATAAATAATACATAATAAATTGTGATATCACTGCAATTTTAATAGGACAAATAAAATGGTAGCCGTAATAACTGATTTTTTTAAGAAAAGTATAGTACAAGATATCATTGATGGTATTAATGATTCTAACGACAACTATTACATTGGTGTCGGTAGATCAGAGTATTGGGATAGTGCTGACAATCCCCCAACACCAGTCAATGATATGAGAGATATACGTGAATTCAGACAAAGCATGCAAGCAGTTAAAAAGATTCTTTCAACATCTTTTGCTGTAGCGAGAGTAAATTGGACAACTGGTACAACTTACAGTCAATATGATGATACACAAGTTGGTCATCCATCTCCAAATTACTACGTTTTAAATCAAAACCATCAGGTTTATGTATGTTTAAGAACTGGAAGAGATGCGACAGGTGCAACTGTTCCATCTACAGTAGAACCAACTAATTCAAACAATCATGCTTTTGAAACTGCAGATGGTTATGTTTGGAAATTTATTTACACAATCTCAGCACTAAGTGCTAATTATTTTCTTTCAGCTAACTATATGCCTGTAACTTATATTGCAGGTGAATTAGACTCAGACGCTACAGGAATTCAATTAAAGCAAAAAGAAATACAAGATACTGCTATTGGTGGAATGATTACATCAATTGTTGTTACTGACGGTGGATCCGGCTACACATCAAAACCAACAGTAACAATAACTGGAAATAGTACTGATAGCGATTTTAACGTAACAGCATTTATAGATTCATCTACAAATACTGTTTCAAAAATAGAATTTGACAATGATTCGTCTACGCTATCTTATCCAACAGGATTTGATTTTGCAGAAGTAACCATTACTGGTGGTGGTGGATCTGGCGCACAGGCAAGGCCTATTTTATCAGACCACAACGGAATAGGTCATGACGCAAGATCAGATCTAAAAGCTAATGGACTAATGTTGCACACTAAAACTGCTGGTAACCTGGATGATTTTATAATCTTACAAGATTTTCGTCAAATAGGTATTATCAAGAATCCTAAAAAGGGCGATGGTTCAGATTCAGATTTAACTGCAGAAACAGCAAATGCTCTTAAGTCAATGAGAATTGATCCAATAACTTTAGCTTTTAATTCTGACAATGTTATCATAGGTGGAACCACTGGCGTAAAAGCTTGGGTAGATGAAGTAGATTCAGATATTCTTTACTATCACCAAAATGATTCTACAGGTTATGGATCTTTTCAAGTAGGAGAAACATTAACAGAATCAGATGGAACTGGAGATGGAACTATCGCTCAATTAATAGATAGCTCTGAGGTTGATCCATTTTCAGGTGAAGTTTTATACATCGATAATAGAACAGCTGTTGCTAGAACAGCAAATCAAACAGAAGATATTAAAATAATTCTTCAATTATAAGAGTAGATAAAAAATGACAATTACGTATACCGAAAATATTTTTGAAACTCGATACAGAGACGATTACGCTGACAGTGATAACTTTCACCGCATTCTCTTCAATAAAGGGAAAGCTCTTCAAGCTCGTGAACTTACACAGTTACAAACTATCATACAAAAACAAATTGAAAGATTCGGGCGTAATATTTTTAAAGAAGGTGCTACAGTTATTCCTGGTGGAATAACATTAAATGATTACTATGAGTTTGTAAAACTAGATACTACATCTTATTCACTTCCATCTGATGGATCTATAGATTCTGAAACATTTTTAGGTCAAACATCAGGTGTTAGAGTAAAAGTAATTGAAACTCAAGCTATAAGCGGGAGCGATCCAGCTACGCTATATGTATCCTATACAAACACATTAAATGCTACCACTGGAGCTGATCCTATACGTTTAACTCCAGGTGAAGATATAGTAGGAATAAACACTGGTACAGTGCTTACTGTACAAACAACAAATACTAGTTCTAATCCTGCCGTTGGTAAAGCAGTACGCTTTTCAGTAGGTCAAGGTTTCTACTTTGTAAATGGATTTTTTGTACAATCTCAAGCTCAGTCAATAGTATTATCAAAGTATTCGCCAACTGTTACAGTTGAAGTTGGATTTAAGGTAACACAGGACATTGTTACAGTTGATGATGATCAAAGTCTATACGATAATTCTGGTGCTTTACCTAACACTACAGCAGCCGGTGCTGACAGATATAGAATAACATTAACTCTTACAACAAAAGATCTGATTGATTCAGATGACACTTTTGTATATCTTGCTAAAATAAGAAATTCAGAAGTATTAGAAGCCGTGACTGGTTTCGATCAGTATGAAAAAATAAACGACTTATTAGCATTAAGAACTAAAGAAGAATCTGGTAATTATTTAGTAAGACCATTTAAGATATCATATGATTCAGATGATTCTGATGGAAGCATTCTTAAATTAAAAGTTAGTGAAGGTACCGCATACGTAAATGGCTATAGAGCTCATAGAGATATTCAGACAGTATTAGATGTAAATAGAGCTAGAGATACTTTAACTATAGAAAATGAAGTAGTGGCTGCAGACTATGGAAATTACGTTGTAGTTAATAACTTACTAGGGATACCTAACTATAGTTTAAATGATGAGTTAAACTTAAGAGATGACGCTACATATGGAACAGGCACAGATATAGGTACTGCTAGAGTAAGAGCAGTTGATGCTAATGCTGATGGCACATATAAAATATATCTTTTTAAAATAGAAATGAATGATGGTTTTTATTTTAGGGATATACGATCAATTGGTAAATCTACAACTGATAACGCCCAGCTAGTTTTAGAAAACGGCGTGCCAGTTTTACAAGAAGCCGATAAGAATATTCTATTGTTTAAATTGCCAAATGGTCGTCCTTCTAACATGACTGATGTTTCATTTCAAGTTCAAAGAAAATTCTTAGCAACAACTGATTCAGCTGGAACCTTGGGTCTATCTTTGTCAGGAATTGGAGAAACATTTTCCAATACATCAGATTGGATTGTAGCAGTTGACTCTAGTGGATCGATTGTAACTCCTACTATTTCTGGATCAGGTACAACTTCTGCTACTGTATCAGGTGCACCAACTAATACACAATTAGAATTTTTAGCTTATGTAAACAAAAGTCAAGCTTCACAAAGAAATAAGACTGCAGATGAAACAATAGCTCTTGGTGCAATAGAGTCTGATGGATCTGGAATTGAATACGTTGACTTAGGAGTTGTAGATGTATATGATTATGAATATATAAGAGCAGATTCAGCAGCAGGTCCTGATATATCTCATAAATTTAACTTAGACGGTGGACAAAATGATGCCTTTTATGATATCGGTCGACTAGTTCTAAAATCTGGACAAACTGTTTCTGGTAACGTAGCCTATAAGATAAACCACTTTTTACACAGCGTATCAGGTGATTTCTTCAGCATCAATTCATATTCAAGCATAAATTATGCAGACATACCAAAACATACATTAAAAGATGGAACAGAAGTAGATATAAGAGATTATATTGATTTTAGACCAACTATTAACTCAGCAGGAACTTTTACAGGTTCTACTGCTAGAGTAAATGAGTTATTAAAACCAACTGATCTTGTAACTGCAGACGTGACTTATTATCTTCCAAGGTTTGATAAAATCATTATAGATGAACAAGGGATTATATCAGTACTTGAAGGTGTATCTTCACTAGAGCCTAAGTTTAAAGAAGTTCCAGACAATGCTTTAGAACTTTATAGAGTTAAAATGAATCCATACACTGATACTGAAAGTGATATGAGTTTTCAATTTATCGAAAACAAAGGCTACACTATGTCTGATATTGGTAAAATTGAAAAAAGAGTTGATCAGTTAGAAGAAGTTACTGCTTTAACACTGTTAGAATTAGATACAAATAGTTTAGAAGTATTAGATTCAGCTGGTAGTAACAGAACAAAATCAGGATTTTTAGTAGATAATTTTGCAGATCACTATCATTCTGCTACAACATCTCAAGAATATAAAGCATCTATAAATCCACAGGATAAAACATTACACCCTTCATTTGTAGAAAAGAACGTAGGTTTAGTTTATGATTCAGACAACTCTACAAACACTATAATTAAAGGTGACAATGTTTACATCAAATATGATCAAGAATCTTATATCCTGCAAGATCAAGTTTCAAGGACTGAAAATGTAAATCCATTTGCAGCAATACAGTTCAACGGAACAGTGATGCTATCTCCTTCTTCAGATGAGTGGAGAGATACTCAAAGAGCTGCAGATAGAGTTATTCAAGGTGGAACTAGACTTGATACGAATCAAGAACTTTTAAGAGAATCAATAAAATGGAATTGGAATGGAGTCGATCAAAACGGAACTGCTGTCGAAAGAGTTGTTACAAGTGAAACAATACGACAAGTTGTTGATGATAGAGTTATAGATGTAGCAGTAATACCATTTATGAGATCTAGAAAAGTCTTCTTCGAAGCATATGGTTTAAGACCCAATACTAAAATGATTCCTTTCTTTGATGAAGTAGATGTTTCATCTTGGTGTAAAAATGAAAGCTTTCAAAACATAAATTCAGGAAGAACTGAATATGGAAATACTCAAGCTAATGCTACTAGCCACCCTGACGGATCATCTAGTTTAACTTCAGATGCTGCAGGCAGATTAACTGGTTCATTCTTCATACCAAACACATCAGCTGTAAGATTTAGAACTGGTGTTAGAGAATTTACACTATTAGACATCACTGCATACGATCCAAACAATGCAACAACTGTAGCTACTGCAGTATTTTCTGCTGAAGGTGCTATAAACACTAAGCAAAGAACAATTGTGTCTACTAGGAGACCTCAACCTCCAAGACCACCTGCAAGAAATAGAAGAACAGATCCTTTAGCTCAATCATTTATGGTCCATGAGGATGACGGTCTATTTGCAACAAAGATAAGATTGTATTTTTCAAGTAAGTCAGATACACTTCCAGTTTGGATTCAGCTAAGGCCAATGGTCAATGGACATCCTTCATCTGATCAAGTTATTCCTGGTTCTACTAAAATATTGAATCCTTCTTCAGTAAATATCTCATCTGACGCTTCAGTTGCAACCGACTTTGAGTTTGATGAGCCTATTTTCTTGAGCCCTAACACTGAATACGCAGTAATAATACTAACAGATAACACTGACTATAATGTGTTTACTTCTAAGATGGGAGACTTTGTATTAAATTCTACAACAAAAAGAATTACTAAACAACCATTCTTAGGATCTTTCTTTAAATCACAAAACGCTGCGACTTGGTCACCTGCTCAAGATGAAGATTTAGTATTTGAACTATTTAGAGCTGATTTCTCAACCACTGCTGCAGAAGCATACTTTGAGAATAGTTCACTGCCAAACAAATTATTAGGGATAGATCCTATAACAACTACAGGATCATCTGCAGTAATAAAAGTTGCACATAAAGATAATGGCTTTGTTGTAGGTGATGAGGTAACTATATCAGGTGTATCAGGAACAATAGGTGGGATTGCTGCAGCTGCAATGAATGGAACAAAAACTATAACAGCTGTTGATGGTGAAGGATATACGTTTAATCATGGATCAAACGCTTCATCAACTCAAACCGGAGGAGGCTCGGCTGTGCTAGCTTCTGAAAATGCTATGGTTGATGTTCTATATCCATATATCGAAACACTAACACCTACAAAAACTTCTCTTCTATTCAATGGTAAGTTTCATAGCGGTAAATCATTAGCTGGTAGCGAAACACCATACGTTGAAGATGTAGCTCAAACAGCATTAAGTAATAAGGAAGAAAATTACTTTCAACGACCTAAGGTTGTAGCTAACTCTGCTAAAGAAACATCATTAGGCACATCTACTGCTAAGATATATGTTGATATGACAACTACAAATTCTTACGTCTCGCCTGTTCTAGATTTACAGAGAGCCTCGCTGGCACTAGTAAATAATAGAATTGATAAACAGGCTTCGGCAACTGCAACAGGATTTAACGTTCCTATTGATTATATAGCAGAAACAGATACTAACCAAGGTAGTCACATTTCAAAACATGTAACTAAACCTGTAACACTTGTAAATGATGCTGTAGGATTAAAAGTTCTTATTGGTGCTAATAGACCATCAACTGCAGATTTTCAAGTATATTATAAAACATTAGTAGATGATTCTAAATTAGATGATACTAATTGGGTTTTAGCAACAAGAGAAAGTGAAGTGCCAAGTGACGAAGATAGATCAATATTTAGAGATTATAGATACTTGATAGGTGGACAAGGTGGAGCTTTAAATCCTTTTAATACCTTTCAAATAAAAATAGTTTTTAGATCTACTAACTCTTCTAAGGTTGCAACTATCAAAGATTTGAGAGTAATTGCTCTAGGTGTATAATGAAGTATATTAGTGTTGAAGGTCATTCTGATCTTGTAAAAGATAAAAGAACAGGTGCCATATTGAATATTAATGCTGATTTTGAACAATTAAGGAAAAACAAACAAAAACGTAAACAGCAAGAACATGAGTTTGAAAAACTAAAAGATGATGTTAATCAGATGAAAGTTATGCTGGAACTAATAGCTAAGAAGATGGAAATCTAATGGGTAGAAAAATTTATGTAGACTTAAGCGATACTTTTGACGCTCAAAGAGAAAAAATTAATATTTTATCTACTAACGTCGGTGACTTAGATAATTTAATTGTGCCATCAAATCAAGATTCTGATTTAGTGGAAGCAATAAACTGGGTTTATAATAACGCCGTTGGAACAGAAGTTCGATCAGTATCTCTAAAACTCATAAACTCTTCAGGAACTGTAGTTAAAGAAATATTTGGTTTTGATTCTGCCGGAGCGTAAAGGTCATGGCAGTTCGTAAACCATTAAAAATAAACTCTCAAAACGACCTAGAGGAAATGTCTACCGCTGAGATCGATGCAATCAAAGCGCGGATGATCTCGTTATGGGGTGCTAATCCTACAGTAACTCTTTCAGTAGTTGGTTCAGGTGGAAATCTTGGAACAATAACAGATGAAAGATTATTAGCAGGACGTATAACTAAATCTTCTACTCCTGGTTTACCAAACACCGAAGTTTCTGTTCACACGATTGCATATTCTAGAATAGAGCAAACTGTAGATAGTTCTGTAACTCCATGTATTGATACTGATAACAGAGCGTATCCAGTTTACATGACTGATAGCGGGCATGTTAGATCCATGAACGATTCTGATTTTCAAGATACATTTGTAAAGCCTGTTATAAACACATTAACATCTTCATCGATAACTCCAGAAGGTCAGGCTGGAACTTACTTCATAGCTTCAACAAACTTAGCTTTAGATGCGGATTTAGTTTCATCAATTCCTGTTTTTGTAGATACTTTGGCCGATGCAGATGCTTTTACATCTGGTCCTATTGCAGAAGATAGTGATCAGTTTATTATAGTAAATAGTTATTACTTACATAAATTAAGAACAGAACCTTTAACTAACTATGAAAATTTTGTTTTAATCGATAGCGATAATCATTTAAGAGAAATGAATGATAGTGATAACGATCAACTAATGAATCACTGTCTCAAGTGGGCTACAGTTAGTTTACAAAATAATAAATTAAGATACTCATACACTTCAGGAAATAGCCGCGGAACTGCGATGATAGATACTATATTGGATTCTGATAATGCAGTAATTAGAGAAGGCGAAGTATTAAATGAATATGCTGGTTATGATTATCAACAAGTTCCTGCAGGCGACCCAATAGTAAATCAAACACATTATTTGAGGATTGATAAAGTTTAATATATAATGGCAATTTTTAGTAATAAGATTATGAGTGTCAGATTTTTTGACGCTCAACAAACAATTATAGAAGTCCTTTATAAAGAAGGCGATCAAACCGTAGCATACGCTTTAGAAGTAGATTGGGAATCTCAAGATTTTCATGACTTACTAGAAGAATATAGTTTAGAAGATATTGAAAGAGCTACTATAAAGAAGCGTAAAGCAAAAGTAGAAAAAAGAAAAAAAGAACAGAAACCGGTTGAGAAAAAAATAATATATGAAACATCTCAACTTTTCAACTGTTTAAATTTTTTAGATCAAAGATTTGATCCTGGTATCGTGTTTCAAATAAAAGCAGATATATTTAGAATACGCGGTATGACACAACTTCCAAAAAGTAAGATAAATAAAATTAAGAAAAGCAATGATGCATTAGAATTAATGTATCTTTTGAAATTAGCTATGAACTAAAATACAGGATTTGTTATGAAATTTCACACTGGCCCAGAGTGGGATGAGCGAGTTATAACATTAGAACCAAAAAGAAAAATTGGAGTACTATTATCTTCAGGTGTAGATAGTACAGTTCTTTTTAAAATGTTATGGGACAATTTTCCTACAATACAAATAAAAATATTTAATGTTCAAACTAGTGAAAATCCTGAAAAACCTAAAATCACAGAAATATTAAAAAAATTAAGAATAGATTTAGACTTAGAGATAGTTGGCGAGTCAAGATGGAATTGGCCAATGAAATCGCACTATCCAAGACTATGTTTAGCTTTTCAAGAAATAAGAGATAATTACGACTGCGAGGAGCTGTATTGTGGGAATATACTGTCTCCTCATCCATATTTTTTTCCAAGATTTAACGAAACACAAAAAGGGATTCCTAAAAGAGTTTGGTTAACTAAAGATAAATTTTTAAAAAATCCTTTTGAGCATCTAGAAAAATATCACATCATTGATCTTGCAAGAAGAAATGAGTTTGAGTGGTTGCTTGATTATACTATATCATGCAACACTCATGCTGAAATTCCATGTAAAGATTGCATGGGCTGTAGAGAATTAGAATGGGGTTATGAACAATTAGATAATCCTGTTGGAGTAAACTTAGACGATATGACTAAAGACGCAGTTAATAAGTACGGTGATATAGGATGGTAGATTTAAGAGAAAAATATAACGAAGCATCTAGATGGTATGAACAGAAGTATGTAAAAGGCGGATGGGTAAAAAATCACTATATGAAAGATGAGCTTGATGCGTATAACTTTTGGATGGACAACAGAGAAGACGGCAAGATTATTTCTTTAGGCGTAGGTTCTGGACAAGATATTGAGATCTTAGGTAGTCCTGATCCTTCTAATTTTGTAGGTTATGATATATCTGAAGGTATGCTTAAAAATGCAATGATGAAGTTTCAAGCATACAATTTTTATTTAAGAGATTGCAATGAAAAAATAAAAGATTCGTGTGACATATTAGTAAGTATGTTTGGAACTCCTAATTACATAGGACTAGAAAAGCTTTTAGAACATTATGAAAATTTTGGTGCTAAACATGCGTTTTTTATTTTTTATGATGAAAATTACAATGATGGCATAGGAGAGAACTATCATAGATATACTATGGATCATCTTAAAGACAGATTATCTGAATTTAATCCTATAGTAAACACCTTAAATGAAAACTATTACATGGTAAAGTGGTAATGTTACAAATTATTGTGCATAAGTGGGGAGATTTCTATACAGAAAAATATATAGATTGCCTTAGAAAAAGTATCGATAAACACACCACAGTTGATTGGAACCTTACAGTTTTAAGAGATTATGAGTTGGGTTGGGATGTTTACAGCGAAAAGCATTTTAGAGGTGAAGGAAAGCCTGAAGTTGTTCAAGGTCCAAAGCTTGTCAATGGATATTATAATTATGATCTAGGAGGATTACCTTTATACAAAAAAATATATCCTTGGGTGCAGGACGAAAAAATAGGTAAAAAGAATGATGTTTTTATGTATTTAGATATTGATATGACTATCAATGGTGATTTAAAATATTTTACAGAATTGAATTACGATAAACCATGGGTACAATATGATTACGACATCAATCCTCGTTTGCTAAAAAAAGATTACAAGAATCAAAACATAACCCCAATAAACACCTCAGTACTAACTTGGAAAAAAGGGCAGCTTAAACCTATTACAGATTTAATAAAAGATAAACCTGATGAAGTATTTTTTACGTATAGAAGAGTAGACGCATATGTGTGGTATCAATTTGGAGTAAAAGATTTTTTTAATTATTTTCCAGTAGATAAAGTTGATTGGTATTATAAAGGTACAAAATCATTAATAAGAAATTTAGCTGGTGAGTCTATTGAGTTGAAGGATGATGTAGTTGTTTAAATATTTAAGAAAGTCTATAGGTTTAAAATCCAAGAATAAAGTAATATGTGCAAAGTGGGGATCAATATACGATGACTCTTATGTAAATAAACTTTATGAAAAAGTTAAGAAGAACTGTTCTGTAGATTTTGACTTTGAGTGCTTTACTGAATTTGATGAATCTTGGGAAAAATACAAAAAGAAACATTATAGGGCATCAGTAGATCCTGATCATAGATTTGATACTATTCAAAATGGTTATTATAGAGATGATTTTGGAGGCATACCACACTATCGTAAAATAACATTATTTAATGAAGATAGTAAATTTAAAAGTACAGATAGGATTTTATTTTTAGATTTAGACACTAATATAGAAGGTGACATAGGATATTTTTTTGAAGAATTAAATGATGAAAAACCTTACATAGTTTGGAATTACTGGTGGGATGATCCATATTTCAAAGATGGCTATGAATGGAAAAGGCAATATCATATCACTAGGTGCCCGCTGTTTAATAGTTCAGTATTAAGATGGAAACCCGGTCAAAATAAACCCATATATAATTTTGTAAACAATAATTTAGATAAATGTTTTTTTACCTATCCTTCAATGGATACTTTTATGTTTCATCAGTTTGGTCCCTATAGTTCCAAGGAAAGAGCTAACCATTTCCAATATTACAAGGAAGGTATAGTTACTACTAAAAGAGAACTAAAAGAAAATGAAAAACCTGGAATCATCAATATGCTGGAAGGTATGACTTTAGAAGAGAAAAGAGATAATGTATCAAGTTGAAGAAGTAGATGTAATACGTTTTTGTGATGTGCTGAGAGCACAAAGATATAAATCCGATTGGGAAGATTATTGGCAAAATTTGCATGATCAAATGCATGTGAATGAATTTAAAATACAAAAGTGGTGGGCTAATAAAATAGATCTAATAGGAAAAGAAGTTTCTATTTTAAATTCTGGCGCAGGTTTTTATTCGGTTCCAATGTGTTTCGAAAAAGGAGCTACTTTAGTAAGAACTTATGATATGTGCCCTGTTACTGATGAAATAGCATGGGAAGCTAATACACATTATCAACCAAACTATATACATTATGTTGAAGACGTAGTTTTTGATAGCCGTAAACTTAAGTGGGATTTATCTGATGTTTATATTAATACAAGCTGTGAACATTCTTATCACATGAAAGATGTAATACCTGACGGTGTTGAAGCTGTTGTAAGTAGTAATAACTTAACAAAAAGAGGACATATAAATAAAGTCAACTCTATACAAGAATTAGTCAAACAATCAGGAATTACTGAAGTAAAGTTTCATGAAGAAATGACACTTGAATACCAAGATGAATTAGGACCTAGAGAATATAAACAATTTTTTGTTTATGGATTGAAAGGCAAAAAATGAAAAAGATAATCTTTTCTATATGCATAGACATACCTGAAATATTGCTTGACGAAACTGGCTATTCTAGACACTCTGGTAAAAATCCTTGGAGAGTTGGTAGAGCTGAAGAAACTAAAGACAAATTTGCGGCGTTTAAAAACTATTTGATGTGGACTCAAAAAGCATATGCTGACGAGATAGATGCAGATTATAGAATGTACTCTTATGATAAAGAGTTTATAGACTATTATGTTTATTGCAAATCTGTGCATGAAAATCTACCAATGTATCATATAATAAATTATTATAAAAATCATTTATTACAAAAATTATCATATGACTATGATGCTGTGTTTTATGTAGACATTGATGTTATACCCAGAACAGATGAAGATATTTTTAAAGTTCATGACATGAATTATCTGTATGCTAAAAATAATAATGATTTAGCTGAATGGGGTAAAAAAATGGACCTCACTAAATATAACAGTTGCGATAGAAATCCAGCTATAAAATATTGGAACTGCTACGCTTTATTATTAGAAGAAGGTTACCATCCTGAAAATGACGTGATAAACACAGGCACTGTGATAGGAGGATCTGAAGTTATTCAATCAATGGATTGGATAGGTGAGTTTGAAGGATTGATCAAAAAATTAAAAGACTTGCAAGAGCAGAAAGTAACAATGTTTCCTGAAGCTATCTTTAGTAGATTTGCTTTTGATAATGAAACTATGTTTAGTTACTTGGTCAATTCTAAAAAAATAAAATATAAAAGTTTATCAGATGAATGGCACGGTAGATTACCTGATGATGAAATAGATCCTAGCCATAAAATGATTCATGCTATAAACAAAAAGTTTGAGCTTATATGGCCAGAGGTAGATTATCAGGGAAGAAGTTTTACATGAAAATTTTCTGTTTAAGGATAGGTGATAAGTACGGTCCTGAATATGAAGATTACATTAATAAAATGCTGGATGATTATGAAGTTGTTTGGATAAGAGAAGCAGTTAGTAAATCTATACCATTACAATGGAATAAAATACAGTTTATGAATTTAGATACCGATGATCCAATAGTTGTTTTGGACATAGATATAATCTTAAGAAAAGACTATAAAGAATTATTTGAATATCCGATTGAAAGAGGAGAGTTTCTTAGTATACCAGCTTGGTGGAATAGTAAATATCCTAAGTGGAAAATAAACGGAGGATTTCAAAAATACTATCCGAGAGATTGTAAATATATCTATGAAGCTTTTATGAAAAATCCAAAACATTGGATGATGCACTATATAAAGCAAGGACTAACAATAGGACCAGTTAACGGCGAACAGTTTTTTGTAGAAGAACATGTAAAAGATCATTTAGATTTAAAGTTAATTCCTAAGTCTTGGGTAACTAGATGGACTCCGGATGACACTATTAATAAGCACATAGAACTTAAGTGGGAAGAGTTTAATGATTCTAAATTAATAGAAGATGAAGAGTTTAATTCTGACATAAAACTTATACACTTCACTAGTTCTTTAAATAAACCTCATCTTACTTCTTTATGGAAATAAACTTGATAAGCTCATCATAAAACATATAAATAATAAAAAAACACGTTTATAGAGGTATAGTATGCCAAGAGTTTTAAGTTTAGATGAAATGTTAAGAGATTCTGTAGACAGCGGAGATCTTATTGTCATATACGACGGATCAGCTGCTCAGGACGAGCCACTCCACAAAATAAAAGCTAGAGAGTTATCTAATGCGCTACAAAGTTTTGTAGACAGTGGAGATACTTTACACAGCGTAACAAACAACGGCAATACTACAAGTAATAGTATTACTGTTGGAGGTATGACTGTTACTGGAGACTTACAAGTAGATGGTACTACTACAACTATAAACAGTACAGAAATGACTGTCAATGATAAAAATATTGTGTTAGCTGACGGTGCAGCAAGTGCCGCGGCGGCAAATGGAGGTGGCATCACCATAGATGGTGCTAACGCAACCATACAGTATAGTTCAGATAGCGATGTTTGGGCATTTAATAAAAACGTAAAAGCTCCAAATTTACTATCTGATTTAAGTGGACAAACAACAGATAATTTATCTGAAGGTTCTACAAATTTATATTACACAAATAGTAGATGGGATTCTGACTGGGATAGCGCTGTTGCTAGTAAACTTTCAGCAAAACTAATAATTTACGATTCTGCAAACGTAGCATTAAAAACAGTATATGGTTCACCCACTGGTTATGATGCCTAATTAGGAGTTAAATTATGGCAGTGAGAAAACCTTTAAAGTACGACGGAAGTGGTGGAATAAAACCTTTCTCCACTGGAGAAATTAATGGGCTCATAACAAGAGCGATATATTCATTCAGTTTAGGTTCTGCTGTTACTCTATCTAGAGTTAATTCAGGAGGATCTTTAGGAAATATATCTGATACTCGAAAAACAGCTGGAGCTGCATTAACAAGCACAACCAGTACACCTCCTCAATCTTCAACTGATGACGTTGGAACAAATACTATAAATCATTCAAAAGTGAATGAAACTGTAACTACAACTTCCAAACCTAGTAAACTCATGCCTCCGTTAGCTTATGCTACACCTGACGGTAATATAAAAGCTATGTCTGACGTTGATTATTACGACACTATAGTTCATCCAGCTATAGATTTATTAGTTTCAGGATCTCTTACAACAAATCAAGCTGGTACTTACTTTATTTCAACAGCTACTAGTGTTTCAGGAGCTACGCTAGTAGATTCTAATCCAGTTTTTACTGATACTAGAGCTGATGAAACCTTGTATAGTGCTGGAGGAATTCCTGAAGATTTAGATCAACCTAAAGTAATTCAACACTATTATTTACACGTACTAAATGGATCATCAGCAGATGTAACCAGACCATTGTGTATTTTAGATCAAAGTTCAGATCCTAACAATGATCCTGGTAATTTAAGAGAATACTCTTTATCTGATTTAGATTTATATTTTAGAAATAGCATTAATTATTCAGCGTCTCAAGAAGTAGGTTATAGGATTAGATACTCATGGACATCTGGAACCACTAGAGGCTCTCTCATGCTAGACACGGCGTTAGATGGATCATCTTATAGAACTCTATTTGTCGATGCCGATGACTATAGAGCACAAGAACATCCAGACGGTAATTCTACTGTAGTATCTAGTCATTCTTTGAAAATTTCTAAATCATAAACGTATAAATAGAATAAACAAGTTTAGAGAAAAATAATATGGCACATTACGAAGAAATCCAAATTGATCAAGGTGCTGATGTGGCGGTGGAAGTTCACCTTGTTGAGACTTGTGGACAAACAATAAAAGATTTGTCTGGTTACACTGCAGCCGCAAAATTAAAGAAAACATATACTTCAGATAGCGATGACACTACAGATTTTACTATTACTATAGTAGAAGACGAAGGCATTGTTACAATGTCTTTAACTAACACACAAACAGATGCTTTAAAAGCTGGAAGATATGTTTATGATTTAGAAATTATGACTACAGATTCTGATAATGTGACGCTAATAGAAAGAGTATTAGAGGGACGGGCTGTTGTTACACCATCAGTTACAAAATAAAAAGATATGACAGATAACAGAAACGGCTGCGCGCCGTGTGGAAACTCAAGATATGTACAATGCACGATCGTTAAAAAGGTTTGTGTAGGAACGCCAATTCGCGCGGTCACATCTTCTACTTCTTTATCTTTAAACGATATAACTAATGTTAAACAATCTACTATAAGTTTAACAACTACAGCAGTACAACAAACTGCTGATTCATGGGCCATAACCATAGGAAATTTAGTAGAGTACTTGGTTCAAATAAAAGTTGGATCAAAAATTCAAGCTTCGAAATTACTTGTATTACATAATGGAAGTTCAGCTAAATTAGTTGAATATGGTGTTTTAAGATCAGATGATGATTTAGGAGATTTTTGCGCTGAGTTAGACGGTAGCAATGTTGTTTTAAAATTTTCTCCTACTTATGAGAACTCTGAAGTGAAACTTACAAGAATAGCAAATGAGCCATAGGATAAAAGATGAGTTGTAATACGTCAGAAAATTTTATACTAAAATCGGGTTTAGAAGTAGCAGATTCAGCTACTTTTAACGGCGTTGTTGATATATCCAATTTATCAGTTACTGATATCAATGGTATAGGTTTTCCAGATTCTGCAGGTGGAAGTGGTGACGTATTAATATCAGATGGAACGTCTAACCTTACATATAGAGATGTTTCAAGCTTACTGTTCAACGCGATAAATGGTTCTAGCAACAGTAACTACATACTTAAAACTGATGGCTCCGGGACAATGGAGTATGTTTCTTTAATTAACTTGCTTGTGCAGTTAGTAGGAAACTATGATTCTGGAGACATTATAAAAATTGATGGATCAGGTAATCTAGACTTTGATTCCATTATAAATATATTATTATCAGCTCTAGGCGGGAATGGAAACCCTGATCAAGTCATAAAGACTGATGGATCTGGCAATCTTTCCTACGCAGATTTAGAAGATATTCTAGGATATAGGTTTAATCTCGGATCTGGTGCTGAAGACGGTGATTTACTTATTTACGATTCAGCAAATGAAGAATTTAGATTAAGCAGAATATCGGAACAACACATAATTAACGGAGGCCAATACTGATGGCAACAATTATTAGAATAAAAAGGTCTAGTACCGCTGGGAATCCAGCAACGCTTGCTGCAGGGGAAATGGCCTATTCGAGTCTCGCTGGTGGAGTTAACAACGGCGGGGACAGATTATACATAGGTACAGGTACTGAAACGAATGGTGATGCAGCAAATCATGAAGTCATAGGTGGTAAGTATTTTACCAGCATGATGGATCATGCACCTGGTACTTTAACAGCTAGCAGCGCAATATTAGTTGACTCTAGCTCAAAAATAAACATGTTAAAAGTTGACAACATTCAACTTGACTCATCAACAATAGATACTTTGGACGGCAATGCCCTTAAAATGGGTCAGCAGGTCAATATGGAGTCTAACAAGATTATTAATCTTGGAACTCCTTCTGCTGGTACTGATGCTGCAACAAAAGCATATGTTGACGGAATAACTGGTGGTGGTTCTATTACACTTCAAGGTGCTGGTGATACTGGCACTGTAAACGTCAGCCTTGCTGATTCAGCTCTTTCCGTATTAGGTGGCACGGGCTTAACATCAACAGCTACAGGCACAGCTATAACCGTAAATCTAGACAATACTGCTGTAACTGCAGGTAGTTATGGTTCTGCAACAAGTGTACCAGTACTTACAGTTGACGCACAAGGTAGAATTACAGCTGCATCAACAGCTTCAGTTTCATCAACTCTAAACGTAAAATCTGGTCAGGCTGGCGGTGATTCATCAGACATATCACTTATAGATTCTGCATTAACATTTGGAACAGGTACTGGTATTGATGTTTTTGTAAGTGGCGCAACTGTAACATACTCAGCTGAACTTGCTACTACATCAAATATCGGTGCGGCTTCATTTAACGGTAATGATTTTAATGTTGTAGCTGGCGCGGTATCTCTTTCAGGTAACATCGGTGGAGCATCAATTCCATTACAATTCTTAGTCGACGGCGGTGACAGCGCAGTTGCTTCTGGAGGTGCCATTACAATTAATGGTGGAGAAGGAATAGATGTTGTTGCTCCTACAGCTAACTCAATTAGGGTTGACGCTGAAGACGCTAGTACGACTAACAAAGGTGTTGCATCCTTTGCAACAGCGAACTTTACAGTCTCTTCTGGAGCGGTTTCTGCTAAGGACATAACACTAGGTTCTACTACTTTAAGTTTAGGTGGTTCAACTACTACACTAGCAGGATTAACACAAATCGATGTTGACAATGTTAGAATCTTAGATAACACGGTTGGTTCTACAAGTGGAACACTCTTTATCGACCCAGCTCCTCTAGATTCTGATGCTGGTACAGTTATTGTACGAGGTGACTTACAAGTTCAAGGTACAACTACAACCATCAACTCAACAGAAGTTAATATCGGTGATAAAAATCTTAACTTGGCTGATTCAGCGGATAACAATGGAGAAGCTGATGGTGCTGGTCTTACAATCGGATCGAGTTCTTACACTGGAACTAAACCAGCATTTGTATACGACGGTGCTACCGATAGATGGGATCCAAACAAACCTTTAGATATTCCACACGCTTCACTAGACAGCGCAGTTTTCTTAAACGGTGTTGGACTTGGAGAAAGAATTGAAGATCATTTAGCCAATTCATTCTTACAAGCAGGCGAAGGTATCGATCTAAACTATGTCGATGGATCAAATCAACTTACAGTTGCTGCCGAACTAGCTACAGTTTCTAACCCAGGTGTAGCATCATTTAGTTCTGATAACTTTACTGTCACAACCGGTGAAGTTACTATAACAACAATAGACGGCGGAACCTTCTAATAATATAACAGCCGGAGTTTTTACTCCGGCTTTAAACACTACCTTTTTTAAGGATTAAAAATGACAAGTACTATTAAGCTTAAAAAATCCAGTGTCTCTGGAAATAAGCCAGGCACAAGCGATTTAGAATATGGCGAATTAGCCATTAACTTCGCGGACGGCAAATTATTTTATAAAAACAGCTCTAATCAAATTAGATCTTTTGTTGATTCAGGCCTCGTCCAATCTCTTTCTTTAGATAGTTCTGAAGTAATTAATCTAGTTGACTCAGCATATGTTCAAGCTAGACAGACAGTTTCCACATTCGATTCAGATTCAGTAACTAACTTAGTTGACTCAGCATATATTCAAGATAGGCAAATGGGTGTTGGATTTAACCTATATGAATATAATGCTACTGACAATCAAACTACATTTGAAGATTCAGATATAGCAGGAAATGTGTTATCTTATAGTCAAAATAATATTTTAGTTCACTATAATGGTGTTTTATTGTCAACGACTGAATATACAGCAACTGACGGATCTTCAGTTGTTTTAGACGATGCTGCTGATTCCGGTGCTATTATAATGATAGCACGTTGGAAAGAAGGTGGCCAAGATAGTGCCTCTGGAAGTTCGGGCTCATATGGTGGAGGTGGATCTTCTGGTGGTAGTGGAAATGCTTGGAGTGGTGATAGAGGACTTATTGGTGGTGGTGAGACCGCAAACAATGGAACGTCAGTAAACGTAATTAATTATATTGATATTACAACTACAGGCAATGCTCAAGACTTTGGCGATCTAACGGGTACAAGAGAATCTCTTGGAGCATTAAGTAATCAAACAAGAGGTGTATTTTGTGGTGGTAATTCCGATGGTGCGCGTTCAAATGTAATGGATTATGTAACAGTAGCGACTACAGGCAACGCTCAAGATTTCGGTGACCTTACGTCTACAAAAAACGCGGTGACAGCAAGTTCCAATGGTACAATAGGGATAATTGCAGGTGGTCTTGGAAGTGGTAGCTACCCAAATAATTATAAAAATGAGATAGAAAGTATTACAGTTGCAACGACAGGAAACGCAACTGATTTTGGTGACATGACTTATCAAGCTCAAATGCCAACTTCTTTTGCTGACGCAACAAGAGGTGTTATTGCAGGAGGATATAGCACAGCTGCAGCGGGCGATGTGACAATGAATTATATTACTTTTGCTTCAGCAGGCAATGCTCAAGACTTTGGAGATCTTTCTCAAGGAAGATATCGTTTAGGAAGCTGTTCCGATTCAACTCGCGGCGTAACAGCAGGAGGTGGAACGGCTTCATCAAACGGTGTAAATACAATGGATTATGTAGCTATTCAAACAACAGGAAACGCAGTTGACTTTGGCGATCTTACACAAGAGCGACAAACAAGCGGAATGGCTAATGCTACACGTGGAGTTTTTGCAAGTGGTGATACTAATTCAACATTTTATAATGTTCTTGATTATATAACTATTCAAACAACAGGAAACGCTGCAGATTTTGGAGACAATACTGATACATATGGCAAGACTGCTTCATGTTCTGGAAGTGCTTCATAAGGAAACGTATATAAATATAAGTAAAAGTGAGAAATAAAAATGCCAAGTTCAATAAATAGACATATTGCTAATTTAGCTCCAGCGATAGATAGTGCTAGTCCTGGTGATTTCTTAGGTATACATGATAATGGCGGCGGTAATTTTCATCATCAGATAGAAGCAGTTTTTGAAGTTGCGGCTAATGGATCATCTGCTTATACGTTTACTGGATCTGGTTTTTCTTCAGGTGTAGATAACCCTACGTTATATCTTCAAAGAGGAGTAAAGTACAGGTTTAATTTAAATCAATCTGGACACCCATTTCAAATCAGAGTATCAGATGGAGGCAGTGCTTATAGCACTGGTGTAGTAAATAATGGTCAGAGCGGACCAGGAACAGTTACGTTTATTCCTGACATGGGTGCACCAAACTCATTAGTTTATCAGTGTACATCTCATGCTGGAATGGTCGGCGACATTATCATTTTAGATAATACTTCATTCTTAGATTCAGCTGCAGCAACAAGTTTAATTGATTCTACATATGTAGCAGCCAGAGCTGGTGGCGCAGGTGGTGGTTTGGATTCAGCTGGTGTTACTGGAATAGTTGATTCAGCATATGTTGCTGCAAGATCTAGCGGCGGCGGTGGTGGTGGATCAGGATTCGCTACTGTTAACGTAGCATCTCAAAATTTAACATCCAACATAACAATAGCTGGAAATCAGAACGGATTATCAGTCGGACCGGTAATAATAGACAGTGGAGTTACAATCACCGTTAATGATGGTGCTAGATACGTGGTAGTTTAAAATGGCTGGACCCTTAAAAAGCGACATCATTCAGGTAAACTCAGGAACTGATCCAGTAGAATTTCCTCAAGGAATTACGATCGATAACAAAGAGTTAAGCGATCCTAGTTTAGCTGTTTCAATTATAGATTCAACAGGATTTCCAGATAGCGCTGATTGGGTAAATGGCCAACTTTGGTACGATAGTGCTAACAGTCACATGAACATATACACTCCAGATGGTTGGAGAACATTTGCCGGTGGATATGCAGTTCCTAGAGATGTAGGTCCTAATAGTGGAGACAGAGCAATTGTCTTTAATGCTTCTTCTGGTACTGGTGCTAATTATGGAAATAAAATTGAGTACTTTGACATAACTTCCACAGGTAACGCAGCGTCATTTGGTATAATGACTACTGCTAATGGCCAGTCTGGGCCTCACGGTGCAATTAGTAATGGCACTTATTGTATTAATGCTGAAACAAGAGCTCCATCCACTGGTTATTATGAGCTTGAGTATGTAGTTTCAGCAACAACAGGTAACGCTCAAGATTTTGGATCTTTAGCTAGTTTAGCTTATTCAGGAAAATCTGGAGTCAGCGATGGAGCTTCCGGATATTACACAGGAAGTAATCAAACAACCTCACAAATAGAAACACTTAACCTTGCAACTCAAAGTGATGCATCACTTGATTCATACACATCAGTTAGAAAACAAAACGGAGCTGCTTGGGCAACTATAACTGGAGCGAGAGGAATATGGGCAGGTGGAACCAGCTCTACTACTTACTCCAATGAAATGTTTTACTTAGCATTACCAATTGTGGCTAACTCTACAGACCGTGGTGATTTGACAGTTGGAAGAAACTACCCTGTAGCAGGTGGAAATGACGACTATATGGTTATAGGAGGGGGGTGGACTGGTTCTGCCAGTAATGTCATAGATTACACAACAATGGGAACTTCAGGAAACGCAGTTGACTTTGGCGACTTAACTGTTTCAAGATACGCTGGTTGTTCTACTAACACGACAAGATCATGTTTTATGGGTGGTTATAACGGTTCAACTAGAGTTAACACTATAGACTATATAACTATAGCTACTCCGGGAAATGCTTATGACTTTGGAGATATGACGGATGGTGGAAATCATGCTAGAGGTACTTCAGGAGCTGCGTCATGAGTCAAGTTAGAGTAGAAAGAATAGTTTCACTGAACGACTCTGCTGCGCCGGATTTTCCTACTGGCTTTACCGTTACAGGACAAACTTTAGATGAGAAATATCCAAAAAACATATTTGTAAAAGGTGTCGTAGATTCATCTGGTACTCCTGAAGATAGTAGTAGCGGGCTTTATTGGTGGAACGCAGATCATGATAGTGGAAAAGGTCTCCTTGCAGTTAATGTGAAGGGAAGTTGGATAGGTGTAACTAAATATGTAGAACCTCCAGTTCCTACTCCAGGTTGGTTAGGAAATAGAGCTCACTTAGCAGGTGGAGCTTTTCCAAATGATAGTACTATACAATACTATGACATTACTACACCAGGAAACTCTACAGACTTCGGAGACTTAACATCTAATTTTTGGGGTAAAGGTACAGCATCAAGTGGTACAACAATTGTAAGCGCAGGTGGAAATAGATATGATGGAAGTTATACTACTGGAAATCAAATCGACACTTGGACTTCTGCTACTCCGGGAAATGCAACTGATTTTGGTGACTTAAGTCAAGGTAGACAAGACGTCGCTGCTACAGGCGATGGAACCTATGGTATTTGGGGCGGAGGCAGAACTGGTAACTCTAGCACTACTTATGTAAATACTATAGACTATGTGACAATAGCTTCCGCCGGAAACGCAGCAGATTGGGGAGATTTAACAATTTCAAGATGGGGTTTATCAGCAGGAGGAGATGCAACTCGAGGACTTTACATAGGTGGTAAGTATCCGTACGATTATGGTGGTTCCTCTCCAGATCCTCAACAATCTAATGTAGTAGATTATATTACATACGCAACAGCTGGAAACGCAGTTGACTTTGGAGATATGTTAGAGGCACATGAGTTAGCTCAAAACGGAATGGTTACGTCTGCAACGAGATCTCTAAGAGGCGGAGGAGAAAACACATCAACTAGTTCTATAGAGTACTATACAACTGCAACAACCGGTAATGGTACTGACTTTGGAGATTTAACTGCTAATAGATATCATTTAGCAGGAGCAAGCAACGGAACTTACGGAACATTTGCAGCAGGAACAACTGGAAGCTATTCAAATGTAATAGAATATGTAACAATAGCAACTACAGGAAATGCTATAGATTTCGGTGACACCTATGCTGCTAAATACGCGCTTTCAGGCGCAGCGGGGAATGCATCATGAGTAAATTAAAAGTAGATAAAATATTCGGATCAAATAGCACAACAAAGCCTAATTTTCCACATAGTCTTGTTGATGGTTCATCTAAATTAGGAGGCGGCAGTTTTGTTGCCGATACGAATGCAAATTTTCCACTTTCAGCCGAATCAGGTGGAACTAGCCTGGCTGGTGATTTCTTTTATGATACAACCTTTAACAATCTTTTTATGTACATAAACGACTCTATTGGCTATGAGAACATAAGTCTTACAGATTCTGCAGACGCCGCAGCCGGGCCTGGTTTGATTTATGTAGGTAAGGAGCAGTGGACTACGACTAATGGTAATACAGGAACTTTTACTTTTTCTAATTTGGATGAGGCAAACGGAACTAACTATACAGTACAAGCAGGAGACTTGATAGTTTTAGTTTTTGGTAGAGGTAATACATCTGGATACTACATTAGTAACACACCTTCAGACGAACTTGGTAACTTCACATTTCTATCCGGTGCTAAAATGGGAGGAAGTGATTCTTATGATCATGATCACGCTATATTCTACAGATACGTTACTGCTAGTGACATTTCAACTGGATCTGTAAGTCATCATCCTGATAACTACGGCACTCCTTCCTATCAAGCGTGCGCTTTTCACTTTTTAGTTTTTAGAGGTGTAACTGGAATTGATAATGGAAAAGGCACCCAATATAACAATAATTCTCGTTATCAAAATACTAATTATAATCAGACAACTCTCGATGCCGCGGGTCAATTTATCATTTTTTCAGCTGCTAATGGTTGGTACAGCAGTAGTGGAGTTCACACTACAGCTAGTTCAAATTATGAAACTGATCCTGGCCAAATTTCAAATTATGTTAACGACACTGATGATATTAACATGCAGACTTGGATCTATAAATCGACTGCGGCTGAAACTTGGGGCAATCCTAGCTTTTCATCACCTTCAACCACATCATCATCTGATTCAACACTAGTTTCATGCAGGGTGTACTAATATGTCAACATTAAAAACAAATAAAATATCTGGAGTAGTTTTAACGACAACCGAAGCTCCGTTTGATGTTCAGATTGGGCCCAACTCTTTACCTCGAGCTTTTACAATAAATTTTACAGTAGATAGTACAGGTGCTCTACCTGATTCTGCTGGAGCAGGTGGCACTGCTGAAATAGGACACTGGTTTTATGATTCTACAGGTGATTCTACTAATGACATTTTAAAGTTTTATGTCAATGATTCTATTGGCTGGGTTAACTTAGGTTTGACAGATTCTGCTGTGACAGCTGCCACCCCGGCCTCTTGGATGGGTGATAGAGCTCTTTTTCAACAAAGTACGAATCCTGCCAATCACGTAGACTACTTGTCTATAGATACTCTAGGTAATGGAGCAGACTTTGGTGATGATTATTTAAACAGGAATTCATGTGCTGGAACATCAAATGGATCTAGAGGATTATTTTTTGGTGGAAACTCTAGTGGTTATTATACAAAAATAACATATTATACGATTGCTGTAGCAAGTAACTATACAGATTTTGGAAGTATGAACGCTCCGGGCTCACGATACGGGGATGCTGTAGGAGATGGTACATACGCAGTTGCAAGCAACGGTTACAGCACAAGCCATGCTGCTATGGATTATGTAACAGTAGCTACTACAGGAAATGGAACGGACTTTGGAGATTTAACTGTACCTGGCACACAGTTAGCCGCTGCAAATGATGCGACCCGTGGTCTTTTTATGGGAAGATACTACGGTAGTACTCAACAAAGTGTTATCGACTATATAACAATTGCAACCCCTGGGAATGCTGTTGATTTTGGCGATCTTGCTACTCCAAGAACTCGATTAGCTATGGGGATTGGTGATGAAACATATGGTATATATGCTGGAGGTTATAACGGAAGCGCCCGTGAAGAAGACATAGACTATGTTACTATACAAACTCTTGGAAACATGACAGCTTTTGGTAACTTAACTTCAATTAGAAGCCAATCGGGAACGGCTAACAGTCCAACAGTTGGAGGTACAGGCCGAGGCTTGTTTGCTGGAGGTTACACCACAACTCAAGTATCGTCTATAGATTATATAACAACTTCTTCTACAGGAAATGGTGCTGACTTCGGCGATCTAACTTATTCACTGAGTAATATAGCTGGTTGTGCTGGATCTAGTAGTTGAATTAGGAGTTAAAAATGTCAACACTTAAAACCTCTAAATTATCTGGCATAGTAGACGCTAAGCTTGGGATTAAAGTAAACAATAGAAACTTAAAGGCTAACTTTCATGTAGATAGTTCTAGTGGTGCACCTTTGTCAGTAGACTCAGGAGGTAATGCTCAACCAGGAGACTATTTTTGGGATTCAGATAACAGTTCTTTAAAGGTTTACGTAAACGATAGTTATGGGTGGACTAATATTGGTTTGACAGATTCTTCAGGAGCAGGACCTTCAAACGCAGACACTGCATTTATATTAGGTGGAATCTATTACTTTTCATCTGGATCTGGAAATTGGAATGTGCCAGACAACAATATTGAACAGATTAATTTTGAAACTTTAGGAAACGCTACAGACTTTGCTGATTTTACTATTACAGGTACGACGGACCCTTACGGATATCCACGAAAAGGTGTTGCTGAAATAGTAGCTGGTGGCGATCATAATAGAATTGTAATGGGCGCAGCTAGCGTTACAAATGTTAGTCATCAGACTGGTGACTTTGAAACTGGCATTGGCATACATTATATAACGTGTGCAACTGCAGCCAATTCAACTCAGTTTGGTAATTTACAATCAGCGTCATATCACAATGAAATGGGCGGTGATGGTGGAAATGGAGTTATGCACTTTAGAAATACTGGTAGTCAATCCTTTACTACTTTGCAACAAGTTACAATTCAAACAACTGGAGATGCTACTGACTTCATAGATTTACAAATGACAAATATGTCATATGGTGGAGTAAGCACAAACGATACTAGAGGCATTGCCTTTGGAGGTAGACGAAGCAATTATTACGAGTCTCACATAGATTATTTTACTCCTGGAAATGCATCAGTAGCAGCTGCTGACTTCGGTGATCTTATAACAGGTAATAATAAACCAGCAGTAACAAACGACAATTTAAATAGAACAGTTTATGCTGATATGTACCAAGGGACGCTTAGCTCAACATCTGGCTCAGTATCAAATACTATAAGCTATATTGACACTGCTACTCCGAGCAACGCTGCAGATTTTGGCGACTTAACAGTATCACAGCAAGGTATGGGTGCTTCAGCCAGTAATACTAGAGCTGTATTTTTTGGAGGATCAATAAACACCGGAGTCAATGCTGATACTACTATATGCTACGTAACAATAGCTACGCCAGGTAACGCATCTGATTTTGGCGATTGCTCACCTAGAAGAGAAACGACTGGTTCTGAAGGAATAGGCTAAAAATTTAATTTTATTCTTTCATCATAACAATATAAATACTATAAATAAGAGAGAAGTTAGGAATAGAAAATGGTGACAAACAGAAAGCTCGCTGACTTAGGTTCTGCAGTAGACAGCGCGGCTACTGGTAATTTTCTCACAGTTGATGATTCTGGAGGTAAGTTCAGATCGATAGCATACTCAGAGATAGCTAGTAGACCAACTGTTTTAGATTCAGCTGCAGCTCAAGCTATAATAGACTCATCTTATATTCAAGCGAGACAGACAGACGTAGGGCTAGATTCGAGTCAAATTACGAGTTTAGTCGACTCTTCATACATCACTGCTAGACAATCTACAACAGGCTTAGATTCAGCCGGTGCACTTAATCTAGTAGACTCTGCATATCTCTCAGCAAGATCAACAACAGGTTTAGACTCATCAAAAGTAACTAATTTAATAGACTCAGATTATATATCTGGAAAAGCTGCAGTAAATTCAGGTTTTAAAACTTTTACATATTTTGCTTCAGATGGGCAAACAGACTTTTCAGGATCTGATTATAACGGTGAGGTTTTGTCTTACACCGCAGATGGTATTATAGTCTGGCTTAATGGCGTGCAGATACTTGATACTGATGACTACACAGCTTCTAATGGAACAAGCGTTGCTTTAACGGCCGGTGCTGATTCAGGAGCAAGTTTAGTTGTAGGCAGCTGGGCGCTAGGAGGAAGTGGCAGTAGCGGTGGAGTTTTTTATGGAGACAGGGCTTTTATAGGTGATGGTACATCAGGTACTCCTGCTGATGGACAAGTAGATTACTTTGATATAACAACTACATCAAACGCTGCTGACTTTGGAGATTTCCAAACCACCAGTACAAACACTATTAATCATTCATGTTCTGTAAGTAATGCTACAAATATAGTTTTTTATGAGCAATCAACTAACGCAGGTAGTTCTAATGACTACCAAACAATATCAGTAATAACATGTGCAACTGTAGGGAACGCATCAGACTTCGGTGATCAGTATCATTATAGGTATGGCTCTGGTGGTGCATCAAATGGTGTGACTGGAATGTTTGCAGGTGGTTGGGGTCGACCAGGATCAAACAGTGGAGCGACAGCTGCCCCATTAGATGAGATTGATTATGTGACAATAGCCACGGCCGGAAACGCTACAGATTGGGGAAGTACTCTTTCATCTGGAAGATACGGAATGACTAATGCCGGAATAAGCAATGCAGATAAAGCCGTATATGTAGGAGGTGCTATTGGCGCTCCATCTTATGCAGCTCAAAATACAATAGAAACTTTTACATGGACTGTCGGATCAAGTGCTACAGATTTTGGAGATTTAACATCAGGAACTTTAGATCACGCATGTGCTCAAAGCACTACGAGAGGATTAATTGCTGGTGGTACATCTGGCACTCTTAGTAACGCATATAATACTATAGAATACATAACAATAGCTTCTCCAGGAAATGCTACAGATTTTGGTGATTTGACTACAAACAAATCTAGAAATGCTGGGTGTAGTAACACGACTAGAGCAGTGTTTGGAGGAGGTTTTTCAGCTTCTCCTATAAATGAAGTAAACGTAATCGAGTATGTAACAATTGCAACTACAGGCAATGCTCAAGATTTTGGAGATTTGACTACAGTAAAAGACCGCTGTTTCGCTGATACTGGAAATGCGTCATAGTAAAGTTTAAAGGAAAGTAATAATGGGTTTAAGTAGAAAATTAGCTGATCTAGGTAAATTCATAGATTCTGCCGCCACGAGTGACTTCTTAACGGTTGACGATTCAGGCGGTAAGTTTAGAGATGTTTTATGGACAGAGATAGCTGGAAAACCAACTACTCTAGACTCTGCGGCTGCACAAGCGATTGTGGACTCGGCATATGTCCAGGCCAGACAAGTTGACGTAGGCCTAGACTCAGCATTAGTAACATCATTAGTAGACTCATCTTACGTTCAAGCAAGGCAGGGCGACGTAGGCCTAGACTCAGCAGGAATAACTGGAATTGTAGACTCAGCATATGTAAATGCTAGAATAACTTCTGGTCTCGATTCAGCTGGAACGATAAGCTTGGTAGACTCTACTTATGTAGATGCAAGAACAACTGCTAACTCAGGATTTAAGAACTATAGGTACACAGCAACAGCTGGTCAAACCGCGTTTACTAACTCAGATGAAAATGGTAGTGTGTTATCTTATTCTGGCGACGCCTTACTTGTTTTTTATAACGGTGTTGTTCTGGAACCTACGGTTGACTATAGTACTTCAGGAAGTAACACTGTAACTTTGACAGAAGGTGCAGATTCTGGAGTTTCTGTGAACGTTGCAACGTGGACAATTCAATCAAGCGGCGGTAGTACCTCTTTTTGGGGTGGAGATAGGGGACTTCTTGGTGGAGGAGATACTGGAGGCTCGCCAGGAACTAATGTTATTGATTATTGGGATATTACATCATCAGGAAATGCTACTGACTTTGGTGATTTAGTTAGCTCAAAGCACAGTATGTCAGATGGTACTGGTAATACTACTCGAGGAGTATTTTGTGGAGGTTATGTCGGTTCAACGTTTACAACTGTAGATGAGATTGATTATGTAACTGTTTCAACAACAGGCAACGCTCAAGATTTTGGCAATTTAACTACTGGATCATATGTAGGAGCTACAGCAGGTAATGGAACTTATGGTGTAACTGCTATAGGTTATGATAATGGAGCTACTGTTGTAAATACTTTAGATTACTTTACGATTGCCACCACAGGAAACGCATCAGACTTTGGTGATTTAACAACAGCTAGATACGCAACGGCAGGAGCTGAAAACGGTACTTATTCGTTATACATGGGTGGACAGTCACCGATAACTAATGTCGTTGACTATATAACCGTAGCTTCTCCAGGAAATGCTACTGACTTTGGTGATCTGACTCAAAGCCTTCGTGGTGGGGCGGCTTGTGCTGATGCTACTCGAGCGGTTGTTGGCGGTGGATTTGACAGTTCTCCAGGAAGAACTAACGTGATGGAGTATTTTACTGTTGACACCCCAAGTAACGGCACAGATTTTGGCGATTTGACAAACTCTATCAATAGCTCCCATGCTTGCTCTAACACTACTTATGGCACATGGGCTGGAGGTAGCGATAATTCTGGTTCGGTTAATGTTATTCAAATTGTGACTATTCAAACAGCAGGGAATGCTACTGATCACGGGGATCTAACATCATCACGGAACGGCGGGGCAGCATGTTCAGGCGCCGCTTCATAAGGAAATAAAAAAATGGCTTTTAGTAGAAGTAGAAAATTAGGTAACTTAGGTAAGTCGATAGATAGCTCGGCACTAAGCGATTTCTTAACGGTTGACGACTCAGGTGGTAAGTTTCGCGATGTACAATATTCCGAAATAACTGGAAAGCCTACTCTACTAGACTCTTCAACTCTTTCATCTCTCGTAGATTCATCTTATATTCAATTAAGACAAACTGATGTTGGAATTGATTCCGGTCAAATTACTAATTTAGTTGACTCATCTTACGTTCAAGCAAGACAAGGTGCTGGTGGTTTAGACTCAGCTAAAACTACTAACTTAATTGACTCATCTTACGTAGCTGCAAGAATAACAGCTGGATTAGACTCATCTTCTACAATAAACTTAGTAGATTCAGATTATGTAGGAGCTAGAACATCTGCTAATTCTGGTTTTACATACTACAAGTATACATCAACAGCAGGACAAACTGCTTATACTGGTGCTGATGATAATGGAGAAACATTATCTTACAGTACATCTACTGACAATATATTAGTTTTTTATAACGGCATTTTGCTCATACCAACAGATGATTATACAACTTCTGGTGGAGACACTGTAACTCTTACTACTGCAGCAGATTCTGGTTCTCCAGTGACAATAGGAAGATGGGCTGTTGCTGCTCCGGCCGGTAACTTTATATCTTGGGGTGGAGCTCGAGCTTTGACTTTTATGCAAGGACAAACTAACGGTGACGCGATAAATTATTTTGCTATGGCAACACCAGGAAATGCTTCAACTTTTGGTACTACATCAGGTGTTTCAAACGATGGCGGTAGTGCAGTTTCTGACGCAACATATGCAGTGTTTGCCGGTCACACTAATAGTACATCATATGACGATGTTCAATATGTAACAGTATCTACACTAGGCAATACTTCTACTGGAATGGTTATAGATCCTTATGATGACATGGGATCAGCTTCTGATGGTACTAATGCTTTTTATTTTGGTGGGTATAGAACAAATCCTTGGTTAAACAAAATTCAAAAGTTTTCTATATCTACATTTTCAGGAACGGCATCAGATTTTGGTGATCTAGTAGAAGGTTTACTAGGCCTATGTGGTTTTGGAAATACTGATAGAATCATAGCAGCTGGTGGCAGCGCATATGCAAACTTGTATAGAAACACTATACAATACTGGAACCCTTCATCATCCACAAACGCATCAGACTTTGGCGATTTAAATTTTAGTACACACAGTCTTGGTGGATGTAGCGATTTAACGAGAGGTGTAGTGGGAGGAGGTTATAATGGATCTTCATATGAAAATAGCTTAGATTATGTTACTATAGCGTCTACAGGTAATGCTACAGATTTTGGAGATTTAAACTATTCAAGATCAGGAACAAAATCTGCTGGAACTGATGGTGTATACGGCGTATTTGCTGGAGGTTATAACGGCAGTGCTAGAGATGACGGAATAAATAGAATTACCATTCAAACAACCGGAAACTCCACAGACTTTGGTAATTTAACTGAAGGTGGTTCAACGGCTTCTACAACAGCAGGTAATGCTTCATAAGGGAATCATAAATGCCAAACTATAGTAATAGAAGACTTGCAAACCTAGCTAATGCAGTTGACAGCGCTACTTCCGGAAACTTTTTAACAGTAGATGATTCATCTCAAGGTAAGTTCTTATCTCCTGTGTGGAGTACACATATAACCAATGTGCCTAGTGGTCTTTTAGATTCTTCTTTAGCTCAAGGATTATTTGATTCTGCATATATTCAAGCTAGACAAACTGACGTAGGTCTAGACTCAGCATTAGTAACATCACTTATAGACACAACATATGTTCAAGCCAGAGCTGGAGGCGCTGGTTTAGATTCTGCAGCGGCAATTGCTCTTATAGACTCTGCGTATGTTGCTGCAAGATTAACATCAGGATTAGATTCTGCTGGAATTTCATCTATTATAGATTCAGACTACGCTGCAGCGAGAGTATCAGCCGGATCTGGATTTCAAATGTATGAGTACAAGGCAACTGCTGGACAAACAGTATTTGACTCTACTGATGATAACGGAGAAACATTAGCATATGATGCAAATGGAATACTTGTATTTCTCAATGGTGTTTTATTACTAGACACGTTTGACTACACCGCGTCAAATGGAACAAGTGTTACACTAACAGATAGTTCTGACTCAGGTGCTAATTTACAAATTATAAAATACGGTATTGCTACTAGTGGAGGTGGAACTAGTGCTTTATATTATGGTGATCGTGGACTTAGATTTGGTGGTTATGACACAGGCGTTGATCATTCAAATGTAATAGATTACTGGAACATAGCCTCCTCTACAGGAAACGCTGTAGACTTCGGCGATCTAACTCGAAAAAGAAGTTATATTGCTTCTTGTTCTAATGCATCTAGAGCTCTTTCATTTGGTGGTCAATCATCTTCCCCCTTTGCTAGCGGATCAGATATAATAGATTATGTTACAATAGCCTCTACCGGCAATGCCACGGATTTTGGTGACATGCTTTCCGCGAGAAACCGAGCAGCATGTGAAAGCAATGGAACAAGAGCTATTCATGGAGGTGGCACTGACGGAAGCAGTAATGTTAATACCATAGAGTATGCCACAATAGCAACCACAGGAAACACTATTGACTTTGGTGATTTATCAGTAGCTAGAGAGCGTCTTTCGGCAGCATCTAACGGGTCGAGAATAGTTTTTATCGGTGGTCAGGCAGGCGGTTATTCCAACACTATGGATTATGTTACTGGCGATACTACAGGAAATGCGCAAGACTTTGGCGACCTTCTAACTCCTCTTAGTAACCACGGAGCTACAGGAACAGGAACTGGAGATCGAGCTATAGTGTTTGGTGGCCTGGCCAGTGGTAGCTATCACAATGTTATTCAATATTTTCCTGTTTCAACAACAGGAAACTCGTCAGATTTCGGAGACCTATTAGGAAATCACGCCTATGCTTCCGCTTGTTGTAATTCAACCAAAGCTCAGTTTGTTGGGGGTTACAATCCTGGTGATATAGACATAATACAACAAGTAACAATGGCTACTCTAGGAAACGCAACAGATTATGGAGATTTAACTGAAGCGGTGTATAGTTCTGGTGCAACTTCAGGAAATGCGTCATAGTAAAGCTTAAAGGAAAGTAATAAATGAGTCAATACAGTGAAATAAGAGTTAACACTATAACAGATTCAACTGGATCTGTCGCTGTCGATTTTGAAAATGGACTTACTATAGGAGGAAAGGCACTAGACGATTCAGGCGGAGCTATTCAATTAAATAAAATAATAGATTCAGCTGACGCGCCTTCAGATTCTGCTTCTTATTATGGCTTAATGTGGTACGACAGCGCTAACACTAGATTGAATATATACACTCCAATTGGTTGGAGAACAATAAGAGGTGATCAGGCTCCTAGCGGTGGTGGAGGTAGTTCGAACGCAACTCATGCTTTTGCTCTTGGTGGAACATACTACAACGGAAACTATTACGTTACCGCTGCAAATCACATTGAAACATTAACAATAGCAACTACTGGTAACGCAACTGATTTTGGTGACATAACTGCTTCTGGTTCTATCGCACTAGGTATTTCAGAAATAGCAGCAGGAGGAGATCATAGCAGAATCGTACTAGGTTCGGCGTTAGTAGATAACGGATATGGTAACGCAGGAGATCTTGCTAATGGTACCGGAATACATTACATAACTTGTGCGACCCCAGGTAATACTGTAGACTTTGGCGATCTTCCATCAGATTATTTTAATGAAAACGGAGGCGATGCTGGGGCTGGTTACATGCACTTTAGGTCCAATGGATCTGGTAGCAGCACTAGTATTGTTACAGTTACAATTCAAACTACTGGAAACGCATCTGATCTAATAGATTTAAGTGGTGCGGAGGGATATTCATTTGGCGGTGTAAGTTCTAATGATACAAGAGCGCTTGCTTTTGGTGGAAGATATGGTAACGCTTTTGGTGTTGCAGTTGATTATTTCACTCCAGGAAATTCGTCAGTAGCAGCTGCTGACTTTGGTGATCTCTTGTTGGGTTCTAATAAACCAGCAGTAACAAACGACAATGTAAACAGAACAATTTATCACGAATCATATAATGGCTCTGGATTTTCCTGGGGAAGTTTATCAAATACTTTAGCCTATCTTGACACAGCGACTTTAGGAAACGCAGTGGATTTTGGTGATTTATCATCGGCTAGACAAGGAGGAGGAGCTTCGGCCAATAACACTAGAGCTCTGTTTTTTGGTGGAGAATCAAATAGTTCAAGCGATAGCTATGCACACAATACGGTTGATTACGTGACAGTAGCTACTCCAGGAAACGCTACAGACTTCGGTGATGTTTCAAGAAGAAGACAAACATGCGGTTCTGAGGGAATAGGTTAAGGAAAAAACTAATGAGTGAAGTAAAAGTAGATAAAATTACAAATAGAGTTGGTACAGGCGCTCCAAGATTTCCTAATGGTATTACTATAGGAGGACAAACTGTAGCTTCGCAATATCCTGGTGTTTTAGCAGGATCTATAGTAGAATCTAACGGCACACCTACAAACGTTTCTGCAGGTACTTATTGGTTTAACGATAGTGGAGCGAATAAATTTTTAGCAATATATTACGATGATAATTGGATAGGTCTATCTGGAGAAGTAGTTGCTGGTGGTGTGCAGCCAATGGGTGGAGATAGAGGTTTTTCATTAGCAGGAACAGGACCTTCAACAGATGATGTTGTAGAGTATTGGGATTTAACTACAACAAGCAATGCTCAAACTTTTGGCAACACTCTTACTACAGACATAAACTGGTCAGCTGCTTGTGGAAATGGAACGAGAGTTATAAATCACGAAGCTTATTCTAACATTAGTACATATGACACTATATCTTATATAACTTCTGCGACTTTAGGAAACGCAGTAGATTTTGGTAATACTTTTCATCAAAGAGTAGGAGAAGCTGCAGCTTCAAATGGAACTTATGGCATATTTGGCGCAGGATATGGCGCAACTGGTCCAGCTCCTTACTCAGGTCCTGCGGCTAGAATAGACGATATAGATTACGTAACAATATCTACTACTGGAAACGCAGCAGATTGGGGAGATGTGCTACCTACAAATAGATCATACTTAGCGTGCGCTGACAATAGTAGTTATGTTTTATTCGCAGGAGGCATGGCTAATGCAGGAGAAGGATCTCCGTATACAAGTTCATCTAACGTTGCAGGAGAAATGTATAAGTTAAGTACTACTGTTGGATCAGGTGGTACGCTTATCGGAGATTTATCAGACGATAGAGGGATTCTAAAAGGAGCTGAATCTCCAACAAGAGCTTTATTTATGGGAGGACTCATAGGATCTAGCTCTACAGCCTCTAATTGGTGTGATATAATAGATTATATGGATTTTGCTTCAGAAGGCAACGCAACTGATTTTGGAAATCTTGTACGCGGAAACGCTTATGGTGGGGCCTGTTCTAATGACACTACAGCTGCATATTTTGGAGGTTATGATAACATAAGCGGATCTACTACAGAGGTTGCTGACATAAGATATATAACAATGGCAACTACTGGTAATGCTACTGATGCTGGTGATTTAACCAGAGCCGATCATAGGATGGACGGTGCTTCAGGTTTTGCATCTTAAAGGGCTCAAAAAATGGCGATAAGCAGACGTTTAGGTAATTTAGGCGATAGAATAGATAGCGCCAGCTCTGGCAATTTTCTAACCACAGATGATTCTGGTGGCGAATTTAGAGCTATTCAATATTCAGAGATAGCCGGAAAACCTACAACTTTAGATTCAGCAAACGTTATTTCATTTATGGACTCTTCTTATGTCCAAGCCAGACAAGTTGACGTAGGTTTAGATTCAAGTCAAATATCTTCTTTAGTAGACTCAGCTTATGTGCAGGCGAGGCAAGGAGTAACAGGTCTTGACTCAGCTGCTACAATTAATTTAATAGACTCAGCTTATGTTGCTCTTAAAGGAGATGCTGGATTAGATTCCAGCGGAATGACTAATTTAGTAGATTCAAGTTTTATTGCTAACTTAGCAGGCGCTAAGTCAGGATTTGAGGTTTTTAAATACACAGCAACTGCTGGTCAAACAACGTTTAAAGATTCAGATTTAAATGGATCAATCTTAGCTCATCCAAGAGATGGCCTTTTAGTGTGGCTAAACGGTGTTTTGCTAGATGATACTACTGATTACACTGCTCCTAATGGATCAAGTGTTGTACTAACGTCAGGCGCAGATTCTGGTTCAAGCGTAATAATAGCAAAATGGGGAGGCGGGCCAGCATATTCAACAACGTTTTTTGGTTCTAGAGGTTTGGTTTTTGGTGGTTACAGTTTTGCTTGGTCTCACAATGACATTCAATATATTCCAGTTGCAACTTCTAGTAACGCAACAGATTTTGGCGATCTCACCTCTCCTAAAACTGGTACAGCATCTCATTCTGATGGATCTAGAATTTTAAATGGCGGTGGTTATGACGGAACAACACCTCATCCTGCAACTAGGCTTGATGTTATAGAATACGTTACAGCTAGTACTACAGGTAATGGCACTGACTTTGGAGATCTTACAGTTGGAAGATTAGCCTTAACTGCAGGAGGAGATCCTACTCGTACTCTTTTTGCTGGAGGTAGAACACTTAATGCAGATACAGAACTTGACACCATAGAGTATGTAACAACTCAAACTACTGGAAATTCACAAGACTTTGGAGATCTTTCATATCCACGAGATTATTTAAGAGCTACTTCAGATGCTACTAGAACTGTGTTTGCTGGAGGCGATGAGGACTACAGTGTTGATTATAACACAAAAACTAATATCATGGAATATGTAACAACTCAAACACCTGGAAACACTACAGACTTTGGTGATTTAACAGCAGCTAGAGCATCGTGTCAGCAAGGTGTTGTCGCAAACTCAACCAGAGGAGTTTTTATGGGAGGCGCGTCTTATCCCTCAACTATTCATGATGAGATTGACTACATAACAATTGCAACTACAGGCAACGCATCTGACTTTGGAGATATGACTAAAGAAACGCACAGTTCTGCAGGTATGAGCGATGGGACTTATGGTTTACATGCAGGAGGAGCTCATCCATCATCAACAACAGCTCAACCTGGAACAGAACAAATTGGTTACATAACAATTGCAACTACAGGCAATGCACAAGACTTTGGGGATTTACTTGCTTTGGGTCCTGCAACGCCTCCAAATTCGCAAACTATATATGGTGATAGTGATGTATTTACAAGTGGACTTAACATATACCAATCAGGCGCATCTGGTACATAACTATAAAACATATATATAATAGTATATCATAATTTAGATAGGATTTATAATGAGTGAAGAACTAACAAAGAAAGAAGATACAGAATCAACATCACTGATGATAAGTGATAATGTGACTTTTAATATGCCAACTGTAACAAAAGGAGTGATTAATCCTCTTGCAGTAGCAAAAGTAAATGAAGGCTTGCCAGAATTAAATAGACAAACGAGAAATTTCGATAGAAATAACTCTCAAACTACTTTGTCAATGATGTCTATTACTATGTTGAATGGACACTCACCATATAGAATGATGAGACAAGTTATGGCAGAAGCTGAAAAAAGAAAGCTAGCCTTAGCTGAAGCTCAGGTTGGCCACGCTAAAAAGCGTAAAGAGATTGAAAAGTTACAGGAAAAAGTAAATGAAAATCCTGATGATGAAGTGTTACAAGCAAGATTAAGACTTGCATACGTTTCTATCTCTACTATGGAAAGTAAAATGAATGGCTCGTTTAAAGATATAGCAACGCTTATTGATACTTATGAGTCGATAAAGAAAAATAATGGGATTACTGAATGGGATGAGGAATCCTTTGAAAATGAAGAAAAGAAGCACCACGTCCGCAGAGGCTTCGAGCTGATGTATCGTAACTTAATGGATGGTGGCCGCATTTCAACTTCAACTATAGAATACATGCAACAGTTTGGCGTTCACCCACAAGTAGCTATGACAGAAACGCAAGGTTATATAGCTTCGGTTACTGCCAAAATAAAAAATTTACAATTGCCGCATTCTAATGATTTGGAAGAGTTTTTAGATAAAATGGCAGATAAATATTATAAGAATGCTGATTTGACAACCGAGAGAATTTTCGGAAAATCTGAAGTGTATAACACTGACTATATGAACCGTTTAAATAAACCAGAAGAAACAGAGGAAGAATAAAAATGGCTGTTATAGAATATAAAATGTTAAAAAATGCTTTCGGACGACGCGAAGTTCCGGGGTATGTAGAAGACAGAGGACATTGGTATAGAGATAGCGATGGTACGTATGTAGGTTGGCTATCTGATGAAGTATCTAATAAGTTTTATGTAGATACTGCTAATGCTACCACATTAACAAAATCTGAGTTCGTCGCAAGAGGAACTGCTGCAGGACATCTACAGGAACCAGCAGGATGGGATAGCGATGCAATGGGAGCTTGGTCTGCACCAGATCTAGAAACTTGGTACGATCAGTTTGTAACTAATAACTCGTAAATATTTGTATTATAAAATTCTTGTTGTTATAAATAGTAATAAGATTTTATAGTAGGATTTTAACATGGCCGCACCAAGCTCGCGAGATACTCTTATTGAATACTGCCTTCGTAGATTAGGTGATCCAGTAATAGAAATAAATGTTGACCCTGATCAACTCGAAGATCGTGTAGACGAGGCGCTACAGTATTATCAAGAATTTCATTCAGACGCAACAGTAAAAACTTATTTAAAGCATCAGGTAACAGCCGATGATGTTTCAAATGAGTATATTTCAATTTCAAGTAACGTCATTTTTGTTCAGAAATTATTTCCTATCTCTTCTTCATTTAATAATTCTATGAACTTTTTTGATATAAAGTATCAAATGATGTTAAATGACATTGCTGATTTGCAAAACTTTGCTGGAGATCTCGCCTACTACGATCAAATGCAGCAGTACTTATCTCTATTAGATTTAAAGCTTAACGGTCACCCTCAAGTAAATTTTTCTAGACGTCAAAACAGACTTTATATTCATGGCGATTTTCAAGACAATGACATAAAAGAAGATGATTATGTTGTCGCAGAAGTGTTGCAAATAGTAGATCCATCTACTCACACTACTGTTTTTGATGACATGTGGTTAAAGTCATACACTACTGCTCTTATAAAAAGACAGTGGGGTGCTAATTTAATTAAGTTTGAAGGCATGCAACTTCCAGGTGGAGTAACGTTAAATGGTAGACAAATATATGATGATGCTCAAGCTGACATAGAAAAGCTTGAAGAAAAAGTAAGAATGGAACAAGAATTACCAGTAGACTTCTTTGTGGGGTAAGCTATGGCCATAAACCCATATTTTATGAATACAAAAAATCAGCAGGATCTTTATGAAGATATTATCATAGAGTCTGTTAAGATATACGGTCAAGACGTATATTATTTACCAAGAGAAACCATTAACTATGATTTAATTTTAAACGAAGATGTTCCATCTCGTTTTTCCTGCGCGTATCGTGTAGAAATGTACATAGATGACATTGATGGATTTGCCGGTGAAGGCGACATTTTCACAAAGTTTGGAGTTGAAATAAGAGATGCTGCTACTTTTGTTGTGGCTAGAAGACGTTGGAAGCATACTGTAACTTCATTACCAGCTGTAATGGGTGACAAAAAATATAGTGAAGATGATCCTGATAAAAATTGCTCATGTGCATGCCCTGATAGACCAAGAGAAGGTGATCTAATTTGGCTGCCTATGGCATGTAAATTATTTCAAATAATGCACGTAGAACATGAGGTTCCTTTTTATCAATTAGGAAACTTGCCTACATATAAATTACGTTGTGAACTATTTGAATACAATGATGAAGACTTTGATACTGGTATTCCTGGAGTTGATCACGTTGAGAAAGATTATGCTTATACATATGACTTAACACTTGACAGTGACGGTGCGGGATTCTGTGTAGGCGAAAATGTTTCTATTGCATTAGCAAGTGGTGTTACATTGTCCGGTGAAGTTTCATGCTGGAACGATTCATCTAACATCTTAAGTCTAGTACACCTCGGATCCTCTGATGGTAGTTATCAAAATATTGAAACAGTTACAGTAGACAGAGTTGTTGTTGGATCAACTGCAGATTCTGACGGTAATTTCTCAAGAGTTTCTATTTTCTCAGCTAACGAAGTTCAGAAAATAGATGAGAATGAACAGTCTGAAATCTTTGACGCTAATGAAGCAGATTTCTTAGACTTTACAGAATCTAACCCATTTGGAGATCCACAGTAATGTTTACTTATTTTTATCATCAGCGGGTTAGAAAAACAGTATCTATTTTTGGTTCTCTGTTTAACAACATTTATGTTTTAAGAAGAAAATCTGATGGCTCTACGGCTAGTCAGATAAAGGTACCTTTAGCTTATGCACCAAAAGACAAGTACACCGCAAGATTAAATTCAAATCCAGATTTATATAGTGATCAGAAAGTAGCTTTAAAGTTACCTAGAATGTCGTTTGAAATAACAAGTATACAATACGACGCTGAAAGAAAATTACCTAAGATAAACAATTTTAAAATTACTGCATCTGATACCACTGCTTCTAAATTTTTTACACCGGCGCCATACTTGTTAGGATTTCAAGTAAACATATATGCTAAAACGCAAGATGACGCGTTACAAATTGTTGAACAAATACTTCCATATTTTAATCCACAGTATACGTTATCAATGAAACCTTTTACTGATTATCCTACAGTAAGAGAAGACATATCAATAACAATACAAGGTGTTTCTTTTAGCGATGATTATGAAGGACCTGTTGAGCAAAGAAGAACGATAATATATACTCTTGATTTTGAAATGAGAACTAATTTCTTTGGACCAATAAATGATCAAGATCTCATAGATGAAGTAATATCGGATTTGCATGTTATTTCAGATTCAGATGGAAGAGTTGAAACAATAACTACAACACCTACACCTGTTGGTGTAGGACCAGATAGCGATTATGGATTTAATAATGAAATAGAGACGTACTATGAATGATTCAGATACAAAAGCTGCAGATGATTTTGAATACACTAGACAAATTTATCATGAACTTATAGCTAAAGGCACAGATGCTTTAGATGATATGGCTGAAGTCGCTAGACAGTCAGAGCATCCTAGAGCTTTTGAAGTTCTAGCTACTATGATAAAATCTGTAGCCGATGTAAACGGAGATTTAATTTCTTTACACAATAAGAAAAAAAATTACTATAAACCTGATCCTAAAGCGTTACCGAGTGGTGTAACAACTAATAATTTATTTGTAGGTTCTACAACAGAACTTCAAAGAATGTTGAAAGATGCGAGAGAAGAAGTCGACAATGTAATAGACATAACAGACAGAATACATGATGAATCAAACAAATGAAAGTTACTTAGGAAATCCAAACATTAAAAAAGATGGAATTGTTCAGAATTGGGAACCTGAACAAGTAACCGAGTACGCCAAGTGCATGGCGGATCCAGTCTTTTTTGCAAAAAAATATTGCAAAGTTATATCACTAGATTCAGGCTTAGTTCCTTTTGAGCTATATCCATATCAAGAAAAAATGTTTGAGCAGTTTAACTCGAATAGATTTAATATAGTTCTAGCCTGTAGACAGTCAGGCAAATCCATATCTTCAGTTGCATATATCCTATGGTACGCAATTTTTAATCCTGAGCAAACTGTAGTAGTACTTGCCAACAAAGGCGCGACAGCTCGAGAGATGATTGCCAGAATCACTCTAATGCTCGAGAATTTACCTTTCTTTTTGCAGCCAGGGTGTAAGTCAGTTAACAAAGGGTCATTAGAATTTAGTAATAATTCTAAAATAGTTTCAGCCTCTACCTCTGGATCTTCTATAAGAGGTATGTCAGTTAATCTTCTTTATTTAGATGAGTTTGCTTTTGTTGAAAGAGCAGGCGAGTTTTACACATCTACATATCCAGTTGTTTCTGCTGGTAAAGACACTAAAGTTATTATTACTTCTACAGCAAATGGCATAGGAAATATATTTCACAAGATATGGGAGGGTGCTGTTCAAGGAACAAATGAATATCAACCGTTTAGAGTTGATTGGTGGGATGTACCTGGTAGAGATGAAGAGTGGAAAACCCAAACTATTGCTAATACTTCTCAAATACAATTTGATCAAGAATTTGGTAATACTTTTTTTGGGACAGGCGATACTTTAATAAACGCCGATACATTATTATCTTTAAGAAGAAAAGATTATAAATTAATTACCAATGAAGGTGTAAAAATATACGAAGAAGCTGATCCAAAACATAACTATGTTATGTTGGTAGACGTTGCGAAAGGAAGAGGACAGGATTATAGTACATTTAATGTGATCGATATTAGCTCTACGCCGTTTAAACAGGTCGCCGTCTATCGCGATAACCTTATCTCTCCATTACTCTTCCCAAATATTATTTATAAAATTGCGACTTCTTACAATCAAGCTATGGTTGTTGTAGAATCAAATGATGCAGGGCAAGTTGTGTGTAATGGATTATATCACGATTTAGAATATGAAAACATGTTCGTGGAATCTACTATAAAAGCGGATTCCTTAGGCATTAACATGACTAGAAAAGTGAAGAGAATAGGTTGTTCAGGAATAAAAGATTTATTAGAAGAGAAAAAGCTAGATATTGTAGATGAAGATACTATTTTAGAAATATCTACATTTATATCTAAAGGTCAATCATATGAAGCGTCAGATGGAAACCACGACGATTTAATGATGAATCTTGTGCTGTTTGGTTACTTTATAGGAACAGTTTATTTTGGTGAACTTACAGATGTAAATATAAAGCAAATGTTGTTTGAACAAAGAATGGAAGAAATTGAAAGAGAAACTGTACCATTTGGTTTTTATGACAATGGATTAGAAGAACAAAAAGAGAAACCTGATGATCCTTGGTCTTTAGAAACTGAAGGTGACATATATGTCAATTTTTAAAAAATTATAAATAGTTATAATTGAAAAACCGTATTATGTTAAACTTATAATTGCTTTAATGGAAAAGGAAGAGACACATGGCAGTAAATCCATCAGCGTCTCCGGCAGTTGTCGTAAGAGAAGTAGATCTTACTAGCGTTGTCCCAGGAATTACCACACCTGCAGGTGGATTTGTTGGTAATTTTAGTTGGGGTCCCGCTCAAGAATTGACACTCGTATCAAACGAAACCGGACTCGTCAGCACATTCGGCACACCAACAACGTCGAATAATATTGACTTCCATTCTGCTGCTTACTTCTTAAGATATTCAAATGATCTATACGTAGTAAGAGAGCTAGGAAGTTCTGCTGCAAACGCCTTCGATTCAGACGCGGCGTCGGCAGCTCCACTTGTCAAAAACTCAACAGATTTTGACAATCAACAGTCAAACCTAGAGTCAGACGGACATACTTGGATCGCCAAGTACGCAGGAACACTAGGTAATTCAATAAAAGTATCAGTTTGTACACAATCAGCATCAGACTCAGACTTTGATAATTGGGCACATGTTGCAGAATTTGATGCAGCGCCTGATTCAAACGAAGTACACGTAGCTATCGTTGATGAAGATGGTGATTTATCAGGCACAGCTGGTACAGTTTTAGAAACATTCCCATTTTTATCTACAACAGTAGGTGCTAAAAATGCAGATGGTTCAACAAACTATGCAAAAACAGTTATTAATAATAACTCATCATATGTATGGTCAATTGGAGATCTAGACAGTACAGCAGACACATCATTAACAGCTGGTCATAATGGAGGAGCACTAGGCACTTCACACATCGCCACTGGTTTTGATCTAATGGAAGATCCTAATACTGTAACTGTAGATTTTTTAATTGCTCCAGGAATGTCAACTTCTACAGATCAAGCTACTGTAGTAAATGATTTAGTTACAATTGCAGGTACAACTCGTAAAGATTGTGTTGCAGTTACTTCACCTAACAGAGCAGCTGTTGTTAACAACGCTGGTTCTGAGGTAACATCCATAACATCAGGAATATCTACATTTACTAGATCTTCATATCTGATTGTAGATGGAAACTACTTAAAGGTATATGATAAGTACAACGATAAGTACATACATATTCCTGCAGCTTCTTCAACAGCAGGTATCATGGCAGCTTCTCATGTAAATGCAGCTCCGTGGTTCTCACCAGCTGGAACTCGAAGAGGACAATATTTAGGTGTAACTTCATTAACATATGATGCCAATAAAGCTAATAGAGATACTCTATATAAAGCAGGTGTAAATCCAATATCAAATATACCGGGACAAGGTATTCTGTTATATGGTGATAAAACACACCTAGCAAGACCGTCTGCTTTCGATAGAATAAACGTTCGTAGATTGTTCTTGTCAATAGAAAGAGCTATTTCTGAAGCTGCTAAAGCTGTTATCTTTGAGTTCAATGATGAATTCACAAGAGCAGAGTTTAGTGGAATAGTAGAACCATTCTTGAGAGAAATCCAAGGCGCTCGAGGCATCACCGACTTCCGTGTAGTTTGCGATGAAACAAACAACACAGCGGCAGTCATCGACCGAAACGAACTTGTTGCAGACATCTTTATCAAGCCCGCACGTTCAGTAAACTACGTAACTCTTAATTTCGTAGCTGTAAGAACAGGTGTTGAGTTTGAAGAAGTTGTTGGCGCAGCAACAATATAGTAGCACTGAGGAGATAAAAAATGGCTATTCTTAGAGTAGATGATTTCAAAGCTGCCTTAAAAGGTGGCGGTGCTAGACCAAATCTGTTTCAGGCAACTATTACGTTTCCTGTGGCAGCTAACGCTGGTGGCGACATAGGCCTTACAACATTTATGTGTAAAGCTGCTCAGTTACCTGCATCTGTAATGTCCCCTATTCCTGTAGGTTTTAGAGGACGTCAGATTCAAGTTGCAGGTGATAGAGTTTTCGAACCATGGGTAGTTAATATCATTAATGATACTGACTTCACAGTTCGTAACTCAATGGAGCGTTGGATGAATTCAATAAATGCACATTCTGCAAATACTGGACTAACTAATCCTGCATCATATCAATCAGATATGTATGTAGATCAATTAGACAAAGATGGAACAGTGTTGAAGAAATATGCGTTTAGAGGTGCATTCCCAACAAATGTTGCAGCTATTGATCTAGCATATGACATAAACGATACTATCGAAGAGTTTGCGGTAGAGTTCCAAGTACAATACTGGGAAGCAATTACTACTACGTAAACGTTGAATAAATAATAGAATGGAGGGAAGAAATTCCCTCCACTCATCACGTTTTAAGGAATTATCATGGCAGAAGATAATAGTATAAAATTATTCGGTTTCGAAATAAAAAGAAGTTCAGAAATCGAAAAAGAAAAGAAGAAAAGAGTTTCAATCGTTCCTCCTACCGATGAGGATGGTGCTGGATATGTTACTCAAACTGCCGCTGGACATTACGGACAATACGTTGATATTAATGGTGATCAAGCAAAAGATAATCATCAATTAATAGTGAAGTATAGAGGTATAGCTATGCATCCTGAAGTTGACATGGCTATTGAAGATATTGTTAATGAATCTATAGTAACAGGTGGCATAGACAAACAAATAGAAATTGTTTTAGATAAAGTTAAAGCCCCTCAGAATATAAAAAACAGAATAGCTGAAGAGTTTGAAACAATTTTAAACTTACTTAATTTCGGAGAAAATGGACACGATATTTTTAGAAGATGGTATGTTGATGGAAGACTTTATCATCACCTTGTAGTAAATGAATCAAATCCTAAAGCTGGTATTCAAGAAGTTAGATACATTGATGCTATTAAAATTAGAAAAGTAAAAGAAGTAAAATCTAGAAGAGATCAAGCTACTGGTGCTACAATAGTTGATAAAGTAGATGAGTATTTCATATATCAAGAAAAACCTGGAAAACAAAACACTGGAGTAAAGATTACTTCAGACTCTATTAGTTACGTAACATCTGGTTTATTAGATGGTAACCGTAAAAAAGTAATTTCTCATTTACATAAAGCAATTAAACCTGTAAATCAATTGAGAATGATGGAAGATTCATTAGTTATTTACAGATTGGCAAGAGCGCCAGAGAGAAGAATTTTTTATATTGATGTAGGCAATTTACCAAAAGGTAAAGCTGAAGAGTACATGACTAACATCATGGCTAAGTATCGAAATAAACTCGTTTATGATGCAGATACTGGTAATATAAAAGATGATCGTAAACATATGTCTATGCTTGAAGATTTCTGGCTGCCTAGAAAAGAAGGTGGCCGTGGTACAGAAATTTCAACTTTACCAGGTGGAGAAAATCTAGGACAGATAGAAGATATAATTTATTTTCAAAAAAGAGTTTATAGAGCTCTAAATGTTCCAGTAAACAGATTAGAACAAGAGTCAGGTTTTAACTTAGGTAGAACTACTGAGATTTCTAGAGATGAAATAAAATTTCAGAAATTTGTAGATAGGTTAAGAAATAGATTTTCACATTTGTTCTTAGGAATTCTTAAAAAACAACTTATTCTTAAGAATGTTATTACTGAAGATGATTGGGAATCATGGAAATATGATTTAATGATTGATTATGCTCAGGACAATCATTTTTCTGAGTTAAAAGATCAAGAAATTTTAAGAGAAAGACTACAATCTTTAGATCAGGTTGTACAGTATGTTGGAGAGTACTTCTCAAAAGAGTGGGTTATGAAGAACATATTAAAGTATAGTGAAGATGACATAAAGGACATCGAAGGACAAATAGATCAAGAGCCAGAACCTGAACCTAGAGATAATAATTAAAATAAATTATGAGTGATATTGTTAGATATAGAACTGACACTGGCGCTACAGGGACAGTTGGTAATAATACTTTACTAACTTTAAACTATGATGTCAGTTACATTGAGTTTGCAGCTGAGTTATATACACCAGAAGATCCTTTACATGTTAGAGGATGGTTTTCAGACGTTGTACACTTCAATGGTTTTCATTTATCATTACAATATAACTTAAGAGTATATTTAAATCAGGGTGACACAGACACAATACAAATTACTACTGGTACTGCAAAAAGTATCAATAATTTAGTTAATGGACAATTTTTAAGACTTGATGAAGAAATTACATTTAACGTAACTAGAGAAGTCTTTACACCTGAAGATTCAGATTCTTCTGACGTAGTAATTGATTCAGACGTGCTACCCATAAATACTGATTTTGGTATCACCTCTACTGTGCTAAGCATAGTAGACTCTGATTATGTAAACGCTAGATCTGATGCTGGAATAGGACTTGACTCTGCGGCAATAATTAATCTTATAGATTCTGATTATGTTGAGAATAGAGTTACAGATATTAGTGGTGAAGCACCTTATTCAGATAGTACATAATAAAAATGCACGTGAAAATATTATTTTATATAAATAAATCCAAGTAGGAGAAAAAAATGGCGAATATTGAAAATTTTATTAATGCAATGATTGATCAAAATCACGCTCAATCTGGCAATATGTTTAATGACATCATCAGTCAAAAAGTTGGTGATGCGTTAGAAGCTGAAAAGATAGCAGTTGCTGGACAAATATTTAATGGTGAAGATGATGCCGAATATGACAACGATGCAGTGTCAGACGAAGATTTAGCCGCAGCGGCAGCTGAAGTTGCCGACGAAGACGGGTTAGATGAGTTAGATATGGAAGTTGATGACATTGAAGATGTAACAGACGAAGTAGCAGAAGATGATCCTGTTGCTGATGTTGAAGAGTTGGCAGATGAAGAAGTTTGAGGAACTACGTGAAAATGTAGTTTTTAATAAAAAGATTGGCAGGGTTCCTGTCAAGATTATAAAAAAAGGTAACAAGTTTGAAACCCATATAGATGGAGACAAACTTGATTCTTATGCTTCTAAAGCAGAAGCTGAAAAAATGGCGAAGGAATTCGTCAAACAATATAAAGGTTAAAACAATGAAGCTTATTGCAGAATATTTAGACAACGAAATAAACGTAATAACCGAAGCTAAAGAAGGCGGCGGGAAAGATCATTTCATCGAAGGTATATTCGCACAAGCTGAAGGTAAGAATCGTAACGGTAGAATTTATGAAAAAGCTATTATGGAAAAAGCTGTTGATAAATACGTTAACGAACAAGTTTCCCAGAACAGAGCGGTAGGAGAGTT